AGTCAGCTATCCAGTCATACATAGGCTTCTCATAGTCTCCATACTTAGTATGTTTGAGATGAGAGTTGTTTCAGTCCATGAGTGCCTGGGTTCTCATCTATCAGATAGTGCTGTAGCATAGTGTCTTCGAATCTAGGAAAGTTGAACTTAAAGTGATACTCAAACCACGATACGTCAAACTTTGCGTTATGAAATACTACTATCTTTCTATCGAAGACTTGTTGCAGAAGAGCTTCGCAAGTTGCGTCAATACAGTCACAGTCTATATAGGCACCCCTGTGTCACCATCATAGCTCAAACTAATGCCAATCATATGCCCATCTCTAGGGTATAGAGTCCTGATAGTCTCTGAGTCAAGAGCAACAAACTCACTTTCACAATCTCTAGCTTCTATAATGAATCTACTTGCCTCTCTACTATCTGTTATACCGAAATGCCATACTTTCGTCAATCTTCTACTACTTTCTAAGTTCTCCAGCAATATACTGCTGTGATACTTTACTTTGAGACTCGTCCCATAACGTTCTTTACCTCTGGTTTGAACGCAATCATGGCTGGGTTGATAACAGGAATAAACTTCTATCATCTGCAACTTTGCCACTGTACTCCATGATTGAAGTAACGTTGGTGTAAGAACTTTAGGGCATTCTGAGCCAACTAAAATAATCCAGTCATAGCTGTCAATATCTATTTCTATATCAACATCTCTTCTTTAATACTTTCTTTATTGTTCAAACTAGGGTCAGAAGATAGCGAGTATCTGTCAAACTCAAATGAGTTATCAAAGTGACCGATAAAGTCAGTCCTTGACGGTTTTGCTTCTACTAATGCTACTTTAGCCATTTTATCTCCTTGTCTTTTGTGTATACACCATTACCTAGCTGTAGGTTTGGTGCGTGTCCACCTTTTATAATCCAGTGGTTGTCCTTAGGACATACATACTGTAAATTACTTACGTGTGGATTGTGTTTGTTATCATCTATATGGTCTACGTTGAAGAAAGGTCTTAAGATACTTCTTAAGTTCTCATCAAAATTATTCCAATAGGGTCTTAATTCTTCGGGACAGTCCTCTAAACCTACCCAACTGTCCATTACTAATACATGGAGTCTTACTACTCTCTTTACTGTGTCCGTTCTTTCACAGTAGTTTCCTGCTTCTTTGTTTACATACTTAAGTATACTCGCAGGAAGTTTCAGTCCAACTGAAGGATATTTATTACCATGTGGCCCAGTTCCATACCAAGTCAAAGGTGTTCCTTCTTTCTTTACGTTGTAGTTAATTACAACTCCATCTTTTGCTATCATGTACCCAGGTACTTCTGCACCTTGGTGATTAAGTGGTTTTAAATCTTGATTCGTCCATTCAGGACAAGCATTTTTTATATCTACCACTTCTTGTGTTTTCATACTACCCATATAATCTTCTTTTTAGTCTGTCAACTCCTTTTTGTAGTGAAGTTGCCCGGGTCATTTCCTTGTTTTAATTTAATTGTTTGATGTGCCATGACCTAGACGTTTCGCATATACCTTCTACTTTCGTAGCTGCGAGTTGACCTGCTTCGTCTCCATCAAACATAATGTCTACTGCTGTTGCTCCTTGCATCTTCAGAATAGACAGTTTAACCCAATCTACAGACTGTGTTCCAAAACAGCAGACTGCATTCTTTAACCCTTTGTCCCATAAGTTAAGAGCATCAAATATTCCCTCAACTAGTATAATTCTATTTTGTATCATTTTTGGTTTTGCAGGACACAATGGTAACTTTAAGTCCTGGTGGATAGAGATGATACTTTGGTCTTGTTGGGTCATCTCTCAACAATCTTCCTATCAACCCAACTGTTTTGCCTGTTATATCCCTAATAGGAAATATAACTCTACCAGCAAACTTGTCTCCGTCATCCCAAGTAAATGCACTCCATATTTTCAGATGTATCTGCACTTATGTTTCTTAGTGTGCCGTCATACATTACTAGCACCGGCAGGCATTTTAATACCTACTAGAGGATGCTCTTCTTCTCCGCAATCTTCTCTTTTAACATATATCTTTTAATCTCTAGTGGAGACTGCGGTGCGCCAAAGAAAGTGAATAAGTTGCCTTTAAACCCGCATGAGAAACAGTGAAACATTCCAGTAACTTTGTCAATTCTCATACTTGGATTGCCATCATCATGGTCTGGGCTAAGACATTTTACTACTGCATCTTTTCCTGACAGCTCATAGTCTACTCCCCTTTCTCTACTAGTAAGTTTAACTGCTTCCATTAGTGTAAGTTATCTCCATTGTACTCTAGCTCTATCTCTGCTTCGTATATCAACCTAAATTCCTCTAGTGATGGAATATCCATTTGGTAGTTTCCTAAATATTTGATTGTTTTCGTGTAGACTTCTTACATAAAGTATGTAAGCTGTCTGTAATTGTTTTTCTGTATATAATATCATATTTTTACTATATCCTTAATAGTTTTCTTTGGTTTCATAAATCTACTCATGTGAGGAACTTGACTGGATTCATTGTCTCCTGTCCTTCTTGGTCCGTATTCTACTTTGAACTTTGGTCCATTTTCCTCTAAGAAAGCATTTACATACTCTAAGACTGTGTAAGAATGTCCAGAACCTAAAGGCTCGTAATCTGTCATTGCACCTGGCTCATGTATTGCTCTCATTATTGCATCACATAAATCATCTACATGGACATAGTCTCTTACACACGTCCCATCTTTTGTATTGTAATCATTACCATATATGGTAAAGAGTCCTGTTCCACATGCATTAACTGTAGCAGCATGTAATCCTTCAGGGTTTGTAGGGTTTCGTCCTCCTACATTATAAAATCTAAATATAGTATATTCTTTACATTCAGCTTTTACAATATCTTCCGCAAGTAGTTTAGATTTTGCATAAGGGGAAGTTGGATTGAATGCAGCACCGGTAGAAGCAAAGATAAACTTTGCGCCATGGAAGGCATCGATTACTCTCTTAGTTCCTTCATTATATTTGATGATTGTACATACTTTGAAGGTTTACATACACTTTCCCCCAACCTTCTGACTAGTCCTCCTAGATGCACAACACAATCAGTACACTGTAAGCCAATGCTGTTCAATTACTCACTTCCAGGGTCTACGAGGAATATTTAATATCCCAATTATGTATGTCATAAACTCTAGTACTTCTATGCTCTGTAGTCTTCTAGCTTCTCAATCTAAGCACTTGACCTATAAATCCGTTACTACCTGTTACTGCTATTCTCATTTACTCTGTTCCTTAATCTGTAGTACTGGAAAAAGAATGGTGCTCTACTTGTTGAAATATAAACTTATATCTCTTGACTAACATAAATCTTTCCCAGTAAAGTCTCTGATCTACTATACTCGTCTCCGACAAAATTCGAAGATGTATGTCTGATAGCATATCTAAGAAGTCTCAAGTAGATCTTTGTTCAGTATCATACACAAGTGATTTCGTCTACATACTTAACCCCTGCTGAAAGCTGTGCGTATACCTTTCATACAATAGACTGCGTATAGGCGTCTGTTTTCCTCTTGTCTGTCTAAACTTGGATCAGTTTGTAATCCGCTACTATTAGATAATCGCACATTGGTCTTTAGCTTCTCTGAGCATTAGCTATGTGCCCTGCATGTAAGTAGATCAAATGCACCACATGTAAATCCTACTCTACAGTGTCATTGATAGCTTCTCCTGTAGACATGCTCTCTTTTAGCTCCTGTCGTATCCTCAGGACTCAATAACAGAGTGTAGGCCCGATACGTAGAGGTGTCCCAATCCATTTCAGAAGTAAAGTCTCTCATTTGAGCGCTTCTCATTTTCTGACAACTGAAAGGTCACACAGGCATCCTGTTGTGTCCCAAGCATTTAAGACTGTAGGCTGCATCAGCAGCATCAAGAATACCCTTTGCAAATCTTGCTTCCCCTGTAGCATCAGTCTGATATGGAGAGAACACCATAGTTTCGTACTGCTTGAGCCATAGACTTCAGAGTCTTACTTACTTCAATCTGTTCTGTCCACTCATACTGACGACCTGAGGCTAGTGAGCGTTTGACTTGGTTTAGATAGTCTACTATAATAACGCCAACATCGGGCAACTGGTTCATTTTTGTTTTGAGCACTGCGTCAATCTTACCAATAGTCAGCATTGGATCGTAAATAATCTCAATCTGCTTGTCCTCGCGAAGAGGATTTCTGACAAGCTTAGTGTGCATAACATCGTTAAAGTCTCTATGATTATAGAAGTCAGTGAGCAAATCCCCACTATCTTGATATCTGTCGCACCACCATTTTGCTACTCTATTCCACTCATCTTGTGATAGATTCTTTAACTTAAGTCTGTTCACAGGTACATTGGCACCAAGTGCACAACACCTTTGTAGAATTTGACGAGAATCCATCTCGATTGTAAAATACAAGGCAGAACGTCCGCCTTCATAAATATTGTTAGCCAAGTTAGCACATGTAATAGATTTACCTGCACCACGTCGTCCTCCCACTAGCACCAAATCTTTGGGAGAAAAAGTAAAGTCTCTATCATACTCCGTATTTAATCCTAGAGTGACAAACTTGCCTAGTTCTTCCTCGGGGTCGAACAATTCAATCTTTGCCATATTTTCTCCAGGCGGAGTGGTATCGACTTTTTCGGAGACTTCAACCACTATTTCTTGTAGTGACTCTAAGTTCTCCTCCGCTGTAGAGAAAGCAATTGTTTCATCTACAAACGAATCTATTTGAGATAGTATCTCTGTTTGGGTGAATTCATTTTTCTGATAGTCTAATAAAGTATTAGCATCAATCTCAGTCTCAATGGATTCTATTGCAAAAATCATTTCTTGTAACTTAGAATCTCTAATCTCGAACTTTAAATCTTCAAAGCTAGGTAAATCCCCATATCTGTCGACATGCGAATTGATAATTTTCCATAGCGATTTATATTCTGCAGGTAAGTAGATTTCCTTCAGTTCTGTCCATACTGAAATGTCTTTTTGCGATAAAATCTGATGTAGTAATGCTGAGGCCAGCGTCAATATTATTCTCCCAAATAAAAGAAGCGGAGACCCCCACAAAAGGGAGTTCCGCTTCAAAGTTTAACTAGCTAACTGATTTTTCTTTTTTAGCTGAACCATCGTAGTCTGCACATGCTAGACCTCTTCTAGTAAGCATTGTTTTCACGCCTCTTACAGTTTTTCCGATTTCTTCTGCTATTTCGTCTACAGTTAAAGACGCAATTTCTAAGTCAACAAAAGGGTCTTGTTTGTTAGAACCTTTAGTTTCTTTTTGCTTAGGAATAGCGTTAATGTCGCCACTTCTAAGTAAAGCTAAGAGCTTTTCCTCTGATAGAGTTAACAGATTCTGCCTAAAGCTTCTGCAATTTCTTCTACGAATGAACCACCGTTTACCATAGTCGTAAATGTTGTTTCTTCGCTTTCGGGAGAGTAAGTTCTAGGTGATTACAACTTTCTCAGCTGGTTTTACATGACCAGTTAATTCCATTGATAAGAATTTTACCTTGGATTGATTTTGCTGAGAAGTGTCCACCTTCGAAATTCTCTGCGATTTCAGCGTATGTATATGTTCCGCTGTTGTTCAGATACAAAGTTCTGTAGAGTTGCTTCTTGCTCATCAGAAAACGCTTTGCTTGCTGATGATGATGCTAATTCAACTTCATATCCCATTTTTCTCAACTTTGAAGATACACTTCTTGTTGATGTCTCTAAGTCTTCAGCTGCTTCTGCAACTTGAGCTTGTGAAATAGGGCCTTCACCGACGAAGTTAACTAGTTGATCAGTTCTCTCGTCTGTCCATTTTGGTAATGCCATTTTAATTCTCCTTTAATAGCTTTTTTAAGTTTGTTATTATCTTAACGCCTTTGTTTCTAGCATTGATAGTTTTAGAACTTTCAATACCACTCTCGTTAATCAGTATTGTAACGGCGTTAGTTACAGTACCTTTTACTGTATAGCCAGCTTTCTCAAGCACTGCTAAAGCAGCTGACTTATTCGGATAACTACTAAGTTTACCTGTGATACAGACGACTCCTTTACTCTCTCTCTTTTACACTTTTTTGTTTCGTCTTGAAAGAGAAAGGTAGTGTGTTGTATTCATTCGGATAAAACTCATCCTGAATCCAGTTTATTAGATTCTGAGTAGCCTTAGGCCCCAAACCTGCTCGGTGACAACTATCCCAGTTTATACCTGAAATATCGTCTACAACTGCACAGAGTTTGGAAGAGATTGACTTACCGACAAGTGGTATTCCAAATGCTGGTAAAAGTTCCTCCAACCCAGATTCTGTAGACTTCTGTACTTCTAAGATACAGTTTGTCAGCAATCTTTTCAGAATTCAGGCAGTCAGATATTTCTTCCCTCGATAAGGAGTAGAGATCGTGAAAATCCTGAATCTGTAGTTTCTGAATGGTTGAGGGGCCAAGACCTTTTATTTTAAGGTGTTTGGCAAAGCCCTCCACCTTCTTGTCCCACTTAGCAGGACAATGGTCATTCAAACAATACAGGATATCCTTGACAAGTTTTAGACTTGTGTTACAACTCGGACATTCTGTTGGTATTGTTATCATCTCTTATTCTCAAAATATACATATATTATACTAAGATTTTGACCATTTGTCAAGATCTATTTTTGGGGAAGTCCTGAAGAATTAAGGAAGAAATTTTGAAACACTCTGTATGTCCTCCAAACTTAATTTTTGGAGCATAGCTGTCATGCTTATACTTAGCATGAAGTTCCTGTTCAAACTTCCAGCAGTTATATATAGTATCGTGGTAAGTTCGTTGTATTCTTAAGTCGTAGTATTTAAATCCTCGACTTCGTTTGATTACGTGTCTCCAGTCTTTCCCACTAGCTATACCTACCTTGATACACTCTCGGTTCCATGTTTTTGTATTAACTAAAATTACGCCGTATAAAACTCCGTCCCGTTCTTTTTCAAGAGGACGATTATCGAAGTACGTTTGATTGTATACTCCTCCAGCCATTAAAATATATTAGATACAAAATTTTCTGCACAATTTTCAGCGTACTCTTCAGTATGGTTTACAATAACTCTATCTTCTTTCCATACTTGGTTTTCAAACAGCCTAACTACATACCCTTTTCTATGGGCATATATTTCTGCTCTTCTAGTATCACTTCTAAACTCGTGTAACTTTTTTCCTTCTACGATTTTTATACTCATCCTATCCTCTGTACAATTTGTGGTATTATCTTACCTGCTCTAATTACTTCTACATAGCACCCAATCTCTAAGTTAAGGGCTTCTATGATAGCTTTGTTATGTAGACTTGCTCTACTAACTAAAGCATCCTCTATCATTACTGGCTCTAGGATTGCAACTGGAGATACTGCACCTGATTTACCTACTTGCCATTCTACACCTAATAATGTAGTAACGACTCCTGGCTCTCTTTTCTTCAGAGCATACGCTCCTCTAGGGTGGTGACTAGTAAATCCTAAGTTGTCAAACTTTTGATTACTGTTTACTCTTATAACAAGCCCATCTTGAGGATAGTCCTCAGCTTGGTCAGCTATTGAAGTAACAGTATCAAATCCTAGTGATTCTATAAAGTCTAAGTCAGACTCATACGTTTCTGTAGGGTATACATTGATGCCATAGGCAATGAACCTTACGTCTCGAGTCATAAACTCATCAACACTTTTAAGGTTCAATGCTCCAGCGGCATAGTTTCTTGCATTGGGAATAGTTTTAGGGGAGACTACCTCTCCTGTTATTTGCATAGGAGCAGTTACAGGAAAGGAGGTCGGTAACTTCTTAGACATTAGTCTAGTGATATCCAATCCTTCTTTTCCATCTCCTCGTGTTAGTACTTTCTGTACTTTGCCATCTGCAATTAATATACTTATCGCAGCTCCATCAAACTTAGGTGTGACTACTGCACACGGAAAGTCAGGCGTATCTTCGCCTTCCCAAACTTTTTGTAGGGAAAACATTGGATATAAATGCGGGAACCGTTTTTCTGAGATATCAGAGTACCCAACATCCTCAATGTTTGCTAGGTTAAAGAGATGGTCATACATCTCATCTGACATAATAGGCGAACCTTTGTAGTATTCTTCTGATGCTTTTCTAACTAAATCTAAAATCATATCTATTTGCCTATGTGTTTGATGTCGTCTCTTGGTATAACTTGGTATGCACCTTTGTTATACGCAACAGCGACTGTATATTGTTTACTTACTTCCTTCTTGTATGAAGTATCCTCGGCAGGCCTATATGGTGAAGGCTCTGCACTTGGTATAGAGGGTGAGGAAGGCAGGGTATGATCCTGCACCTGTAGGCGAACCCACTGTCCTGACCGGTTAGACGACTTCCTCTTTGTCTTTAATCTGTTCTTTCTTTTACGCCCATGCTGGTCGTAGCTCATACTTCCTTTTAAAATCATAAGTATATTATACAGAGATTTTGGGGAGTTGTCAAGAACTATTTTATGATTGGTAAGTTTGGTTTATAAGGTCAGAAAACTCTCTTTCTAATATTTCTCTTGACTCCGCTAGAGAGATAATTTCTACAAGACCTTCAAAAAGGCCTCTTGTGTTCTCAAAGTCAATAGACATAGCAATACCGTCCTTGCTAGGCTTCCATTCTTCATCAAAGTCTTGATAGTATTTACGAAGATGTAGATACTCTTTGCCCCTAAAACTGTTTACTACTAGTCTTACTTGCTCCGAGTTATCTTCATTGATTGAAATAACTTTTTCATATTTTGCTGGTGCCTCATACAGGTTCATTTCTAATCACCTTATTTAAGGGTACAATACTTGTTACATTATCTGGCACAAGTATTCTGTAGGAATCAGTGTCCCAACAAAAACATAATACAGTGTGTTGACCGCTTTTTGCCCTAGTTTTCTTCGATTGTATGTATTTATTGTCAAAATCTATAGTACACACGTTATACTTCAACTTGCGACTATTTTGACTTCTGTAAGTAATTATTGCGTCGCCTGCTCTGTCCATCTTTTCAATGAACTCTTTCTTTTTCATATAGCTCCTTAGTTAATAGTTGAAAATTTTCTTCTTTTTAACTTAAGGTCAATATTTTAGATACAAAAATACCCCGAGCTAGTCGGGGTACAAACAATTACTCGTTTATTTTGTTGATAAGGTCAGCAAAATACTGTGCTGCTTTACCAGTTAGTTTTTCAACTATAGAACTGTCTACTTCATGACCTGCGTCACTAATAGCAGATGACAATGCATCTTGAGCGTCAGCTTTTGATACTCTTGTTCCACCTGTTGAACCACCTGAAGCCTTGGCTGCTGGTGTTTTCTTGACATAGACGCCAGCCTTAGTAAGAATCATTCTGACTCCATTAGGTGTTTGTCCTAGTTGCTCAGCAATGTCTGCAACTATTTCCATACTATTCTCTGGTGTAGCATTTTCTTCTACATACATATCAATAGCTTCTTGTTTTGTTTCATCTGTCCATGTTGACATACGTTTTCTCCTGTGTTTGTAAAATTCAGGCATGCCGGGTGCCCACCCTGTCGCTTCCTTCATTTGTTGGTAATATCTATCACTCATAATATAAATATATTATAATAAATTTTGAAAGATTTGTCAAGAACTATTTTATACATCCTATGAAAAATGTTTCTTGATTGCCTTAATCTTATCTTCTGCTTCCGCTATTTTTGACACTTGAGTCTCCATAGCTTCTACAATATCAGGGTGTTCCCCGATACCAACAGAATTACGCTGATATGTCAGTAGGTTTGCCTTTGCAACCTCTGCATCTCCTTCCAATTTTTTAATTAATGCTGTAAATAAATAATTCATTATTCTCCTTCCATTATAGTTACTAGATATTTAGTTATAAACCTATCTTGCAACTCATCATTCACGATACACCCCCATAAAAAGGGTGCGCCTATAGTGTAGCCTATTAACTGTATAATAAATACAATAGGCCACCATCTTGTTACTAGGTGGTCTGGGTAAGACCTTTTCATGTAATTATGAATAGGCCACCATAATCTCCCCATTAACATTATTATTGATGACAAATAAACTGCCAACAATATACTAAATAAACTTAACTCCATACTGCTCCAAGTGTCTTAAACTACCAAGCTCATAAGCAGGTTGAGCAGTGTATTTTCCAGCATATCTAAATGTGGAAAGAATGTCTTACTTAAGTCTGTACATTCAATCGTATAACAAAGGTATAATTTATACCCTCTATCCTCAGCTTCTTCAGGTTGTAACTCCTTAATAACCTTTGCTGGATAGTTTACTTTAATTGCCCATATTACCTCTCCCTCGTGGAATGTGTCAGCTACACATTGTTCGGGTAGTAACGCTCTCTTTCTGGCTTCATAATCTGAATCAGCGAGTTTCATTGGTATTCCAATTCTCTCAATGATATTCTTTATAAAGGCGGGGGAGCGGTAAATGGACTGTGCAATAGAAGATACATTATATCCTTCTACATACATTTTTGCGACGCTAGAAATTTCGTCTCTACTTGCAGGCTTGCCTTTGTTCATGGCTTTTCTTCGTGCCTTGAACTCCTGTGTGTCCTTCCATTCTTCAATAATTTTCTGAAGTCTGGTCGTGTTATACCTAATATTCAGAATTCCGCATGCCTCTTTTTTAGTTATAGGACTAGGTTGTTCAAGTAGCTCTATAACTTTTCTAATATTTACATCAGTAAGATTTTCGTGTGATTTATTTTTTATCAATCTCTTCTCCTAGCAACATAATTGCGTAATGTAATATTTTTAAAATGTCTTGTTTGTTTTTGCCGTCTTTTTTTCCATATCTTTGAGCATACTTTATAATATTCCCTAAACAGAAACTTTCTCCATGGCCAGCGTCGAATATAAACTCAGTTGCCTGAATTTTATTCATACTATAGTGTTGGTCATAGGTTGCTAAAATGTGATTTTTTAGTATAAGGAGTGCTTCTCGTTCTTTAAATTTATTATTTGTTATTTCCATGCTCTGAATATCTTGGTTATTTTGTTATTTTTTAGTAGTTTAATTTGCTTTCGCAATCTTACAGATGTTTTTACTTTTTCTTCGACATTTTCACTATCGTTTATAACTCTAGCTTGTCCATCATTTGTTTTTATAGGTTTCATATTACTCCTCGTTTGTTAGTAACGTTAGCAATGCTGCATAGCCACCAATCTTTTCTCCATTAAATATAATCTGTGGAAAGGTTCTAGCTGTGGGAAACTCTGCCATAAAATTCTTAGCAGTATAGTCTTCTCCCATAGTTAAATATCTTACCTCTGCTTTCTTATTCTCTGCTAAGCTCTTTGCCATAGTACAGTAAGTGCAGTTTGGTTTGCCATAGATTGTTACTTTCATTTTGCTGTTATCCTTTTTTCATAGTCGGCGTAATCTTCATTCCACCAATGTGGTTTGTCTCTGTGTGACCACTTAGCAAAAGTTGCTTTGTCTAAGTGATAGTAGTCTCTATAAGACTGAATCGGATTACCTTCCATTTTGAGCTCGTCAGGCATGGCTAGTAGGAACTCCGTCATTCCTAGTCTCTCCATGTTTTTGGGTTCTGGTAATCGGTTGATTACTTCCACCACTGATTTGTGCTGTTTACCGTATCTATAATAATATTCGTCGTTGAGGGCATTTGCATAACAGTGAACCCATTCGAAGTTATCAAGCGATGATCGAGTCCAAATAGTACAAGGGTGATTGTACATCATTGGAAGGTAAGGTGTCAAGGGTCTCTCTTCCATTGGCAAGTGTTTAATTTCTGACTTTCGAGAATTAAGTTCTCGAGTTTCCTCTTTATTAAGTGCTCGCGGAATGAAACCTAGAACTGAATCTATCCATACTGCCGTACAAAGTAGCTGGGCTGCTTCGAGTGGCATCTTAACTATATGTTTGTCTACATGAGCTTCCGCACACATATCTAAATTTTCGTCTAAGTAAAATAAATTCATAAATCTATTATACAGAAATTTCGACCCGTTGTCAAGACTTATTTTTAGTGAGGTTTATATTTAGTAGGGATTGTAAAAGGTGAAAGTCGAACTAAGAGTAAGCTCGACTTCCAACTGGTGAGATAATTATTTCCGAAGGCTTTTCCTGCTTCCGAGATACCAAATGCTCCTAGTGTTACAACTACAAACGAAGTGTAGATAGTATCACTAATCTGTAAGTCCATGCCCCAAAACGCTGTAATTAAATCACAGGTTCCGAATACGAACATTAAAAAGAAAGACATAAAGCCAATAATAGACTTTTCGTTTATGTCATTGTCATCTAAGAACAAGTCCATAAGCTTTCTTTTTGGTGGAGCAAGTTGCTTTCTTGCTGCTTCAGCTTCTGTTTTGAGAGCGGATATAGTGTCTTCTGCGCCGTCGAGTTTCTCGACAAGTGACATATATTTCTCGAGGTCAATGTTTACCTCGTTTCTATTGTCTACTGCTTCTGACATTACTTATCCTTTGCTCTGCCCACATTAAGTGCGCACCAATCTAATACAACATAGATTTTTTTCATCCACCCATCGTCGAGTGGTGTAGGTGTTAATGCCGCTACTGCAGATGCAACCAACACTATGGTTGGCACAATTGCGATTAGGGCTTGCACCCATTGAAAGAATTCTAACATACTAGTCTCCTTATTCGGTAGTTACTTTCCTATAGTAGATAACCACCTCTTTGAGCTCGTTTATATAACGTTTGAGCTCTTGAGTATTATATGCCATCAGTTCATAATCTGGAACTGACATTGCAAAGAATACTACTTGACCTTGGTCTTTTTCTACTCTCGATAGAAATTCGTCAAGGTTCTTATCTGAAACCACATACCAATATGGTTCTTTTAAGTCTATTTCACGGGGCAGGATAGGTTGAATAATCTTTCTTTCGATTGGTTTCGCACTAACCTCTAATGTCTTCGTTGGTAGTAGGCTGCACGATGAGACTATCATCAGCAGCATCGATGTCACGACTGTCTTCTTCAATTCCATCAAACGCCTCCTTTGTTGCTTTGTTAGCTCTTGTCTCTATCAGACCTGGCTTTGCTGCCGCTAACTTTGTTAAATTATGTCTCTTAAAAATATCTAAGTATCTGTCCATCTCTTGTTGGATTTCCTGACCTTTAGACTGTAGCTCTAAAAGAGACTGTCCTTGTAGTGCCATATCATTTTGTAACTGCGATATTGTTTCTTCCTGTGTCGCTGCAGCTACCATTAACTGGGCATTGTTCTCTCGAAGTGTTTGATTATCACTCCAAAGATACCAACTTCCTAGTGATAATACTACTATAATTGCTATAAAAAATTGATTCATAGTTCTTGTATCCTATAATTGAGCCCTTCAGCTCCTCTGATTTCTACTGTTTCTCCACTGATTGTTTTGAATTTTAAGTATTTATCTCTCTTTATAAAGAATTTTGTTACTATAAACTGCTTGGTCATCCCCATCTCCGTATGTCGAGTTGTAACTGACGATTAGTTTATATCTTGTTTCAAAAAGACTCTTTATCCAATCTATCCCTTTTGAGAAGGTTATCTTAGACATGTTCCCAGTCTTTAGCTTCAAAAAGTAGAGCTTCTGCTTCTCTTCTTCTTATAAGTCCTTCTAATACCTTGCCACCTGCTTTATTCCATCTTTTGATTTGAGTAGGAATATCTGCATAGTCTTCTGCATTAAGTTTTTTAAGTAGTGTAGATGCCTTTAGATTGGCTGGGCCGAGATTGTATACCCATGATACTAGGGCATCAAACTGGTTCTGTGATAATTTACATGTTACTAGGTCATTGATATACCCAGCGTATTCTTCCATGTCTTTTTCTAGTTGTTCGTTTGCGTATTCTTCAGACCAAACATCATCTTCTTGCACGCCTGCTGTATGTCCATAACCAATGGTCCATACTCCAGCTGCACAATTATATGCTTTCAGTTCTAGTCCTTCAAACTTCTTGATAAGGGCTAAGCCCTCCTGTGATATATTCATATTTTTCCTCTGTGTAAAAAGGGAGCCGAAGCTCCCTCTATAACTTTACCCTTTGTTCGGTTGTTAAGTTAGTGTGCTAATACTATTTATCATGATTCCACCGAATGTTATCACTAATAAACTGTTCATAGTAGCATCACAGAACTTGCCATCTTCACAAATTAAAAGTTTTAATTTGTTAAATTGTCTCATTTTATGTCAAATACCTTTGGTTTCTTCTCATCTGGTATGACCTTCTCTAATTCTATGCTTAGCAAGCCGTTTTCAAACTCTACCTCATTGACGTTTATAAATTCGCCAAGAGAGAAAGTTCTTTTAAACACTTTTCCACTTATGCCTTTGTGTAAGTAAGATTCCTCTTCTCCACACTCTAGTTTAGTATTTCCTTGGATAGTCAGTTGCCTGTTCTCCAAAGTTACTTCAATGTTCTCCTTAATCCAGCCTGGCAACGCCATTTCAATACGAAAGTAGTCATCACCGCGTGTTACTATATTGTGTCGAGGATACGCTGTATCGTCAACGGGGTTAAAAAATCTCTCGTCAAAGCCGAGAAAGTGCTTTAATAGATATTGTCTATTGTCATTGTTGTCTCCTTTTCAGTAAGCTTGCATCTTGGTTAAGTTTGCCCCTTTCGGTAGCATTAATTCCCTAGTTCTAAAACTGAATGTTCAAAGATGCAGAAAGAACCTGTTTTATTGATTGAACTATACCATCCCATATCCCATAGCTAGAATAAATCTAACTACTGATATATTATACTAAATTTGGAAGTTGATGTCAAGAATTATTTTTCATCATCTTCGAGGATTAGTAGCCCTTTATCTTCGAGAACATCTATGGTATGTCGTATAAAATGGTACTTACAGAAAAAGTAAGTTCCCACATTTGATAGTAATAACCATATCAGTACTGCTAAATCATTATTGTTCATAGTGTTTCCTTTTTTATGTATATATTATACAACTTTTCTAACGCGAGGTCAAGTACTATATTTAACATGGTCAAAAATAATACTTGACAACAGGTTCTATTTTTAGTATAATATGGATATGAACAAAAGATGGACTCAAGAAGATAAGCAGTATTTAAAGGAAACTACAAGGTAATTCGACGCACAGACATTTGCAAGAAACTTCAGGTTACTGAGAGTCAACTCTATTCGCAGATACATTACTTACGAAAGAGAGGCTGGACTTTCAATAACAGGAGAGCGCATGCCTAGTATATACTGTAAAAACATGCCAACAGAAAAGGCAATTCGTATTTTTCGTAAGAAATGTGAGGCCGCTCAAATCAAAGAACGCTGTCGCGAACTCGAATTCTATGAGAAACCAACAGTGAAACGCAAACGTAAGAAAAACGAGCAGAGGAAGAGACATCTTAAATCTCTCAATCAAATCTCATCTGACTATCGTAAGAGAAATAAATTTTCTCGGAGATAAGACGTTCCCAGAAAGTAGCTATAATGACCCTACCAAAAATAAAACTTGCAATCTTGATAAAAGTGTGATAAAATATATACTATAAATTAGAATAATTACTCAATTCATTCTTCTCTCTCCTAATCGAGACCTACTCCGATTATCTTAAAACAAGGCTCTTCGAGCGTAAGCGAAGAAGAGACCTGAGATGAACTGAGTGAAAGGTCGAGAGAGAAAATACAATCTAATTCAAACAACGAAAAAGACCGACTAAAAGCTAATCGGTCTTTGATGTCTGTCTAAAACTGCGTCTTAATTATCTAAAGACTTCGCCCAATTCAAAATTTTTCATTAATCTTTCCCGTAATTGCATCTAATCTTTTACGTCTTTTTATTTCCTCAACTTCTACTTCCATATCTAGAAATCTTACTTCAGTGTTCAAATATTCTACACTTTCCCAGTCTTTAGCGTAACCTTTAGGTACATTAAATCCCCATGCATTCGAAACTCCTGTCTATCACACATTCCTAGACCTTTTGGTGTCATTACTATTCTTCGCATATTGCCTCCACTAAGGAGCGTAGAGTCTCTTTCGGAGCTTTCTCTAGCCCTTCCAAGTTCGCATCTAACTTCTCCTCTAATTCTTGCACTAGTTGTGCTTTTGTTACTGGCTTTTCTCCAGCTTTCGTTACATAAACACTTCGTTTATATACTCCTTCCTTGCTTAGTTTTCCTATAACGGACTTCTCACTCTTGCCAAGTTCTTTTGCGAGAATCGCAACTGTTTGGCGGTTTGGAGCGTCCCTATATCTTTTTACTATATCCGCTGTTATTTCCTTACTGTAGTTCATACATCCTTCCTTTCATAGTCGTCTATGACTTGTTCTATACTGTTCGGAACTTGACATATACTTATCTTCTTTCCTTCTAGCTTATGTACTGCTCCATTGTTATAGTAAACAAACATTCCCATACCAAAGCCTAAATCTCCTGCTCCACCTTTTGTTGAGTATATCTGCGATACTTTGTTTCCCCAGTCTTCAGCAGCTAGATACAGTCTTTGTTTTTCTACTTCGTTTATATACTGTGTCATGCCTTACTCCAGAAATCGTCTACAATTTCATCTAGCACTTCATGAGGATATATTATATCGCCACCAGTCTTTACTTCTTCAAACCAGTCAAAGTCTTCTGCGTTGTGTCTATGTCAGGGAATCTCTCATTGAATTCTTCTACTAGCTCATCTCCATCAGTTTCATAGGTTTCTCCTTCATATGCAGTCCACTGTAGGTTATTGTGTTCTACTGCAAAGTACTGCTTTCCTAGGAAGTTTCTGAACTCATCTTCATAAGTCATAATTGCACTTACTTCGGTATCAAACTCGTTTGAATACCATTCAATTAGATTTGCTACTAGTTCTATAGGTTGTCTCCAAGCTGAATAACCAGTTATAAAGCAGCTATCCATTTCTTCTATGTTACACCACTTAGCACCTACATTATTACAGTACCAGTCGTATGAGTTTTCTAGTTCTCCATCTTTATCAAATGTTTTCTTTACACTTGCCATGAATGGTTGGTTCTCTATATAGTCCCAATCTTCGTACTCGTATGGGTTTCCATCGTAATCGTTCCTAGTTCCCTTTACCCTACCTTGACTCCTTCATCCCATTGTTCGTCTGATAGACCTTCTACACTTATTGTAAAATATACATGATTTGCCATTATATAATCCTCCCTAGAATAAACACTTGTAGAATTAGTACTAATATAGGCACTACTGTTCTCACAAGCTCTAAGCTGTGTTTGTACTTGCTTAGCTCTGTTTCAAAATTATTTTTCTTTTTCGCCATTATCTGTTCTCCCAAAATACGCAGACAAATAATATGCCTACTACTACTGTTATTAATCCAATACCCGCTAATAAATTTTCTATCATTTCCACTAGATATCTCCTTCTTCTCGCACTTCACTACGAATCTGTTCAAAGCCATTCGGATATCTCTTCTCTAGCTTTGCTATGTTTTCTTTCATTACTTCTTCAGGCGTATAACCTAGATGCAATACAACCTTGAATCCAGTACCACAGTACATCACCTAGCTCACGCTTCATATGATATCTGTTGCCTTCACTCATTTCTTTACCTTGAAAAAATATTTTTTTCATAATCTCGGTAAATTCTCCACTTTCTGCTAACATTCCTATAGCTGAAGTCATTAATCTACTCCAATCTACATCAGGATGCATCACGCTTAGTGCTGTTATTCTCTGCTGAAAAGCACTCGTTTCTCTACTCTCAGCGGAGGTACATTTGTCTACAAATTTCGCATAATCATTTATCATCTGCCTTGCCCCTGTATTTCTTGAAGCTACGCTTCTTGTTTTTGTTCATATTTAAGCTAACTCTGCCATGTGAATCACCTTGTGCAGTTTTCTTTTTGTGCGATTTATGTTTCGCTTTACCACTCCATCTCATGACTGCACCTCCACCCATTCTATTTTGATACCTCTACGCTGAAGTTCGTTTACGCACTTCTGTCTTACTTTAGGTTTCATGTTTTGGCCTTTGTCGTTTATGTACTCAAATAGCTCTTCTTTTTTCATTGTGTGCATGTAGAAGTGTTCCATTGGCAATTTACTTGCCGGTACGCCTCTAACGTATTTCTTTGCACTTGGTTTAAATTTTACTGGCATGTTGCACCTCCTATGTGTCTTTACCTATCTTGTTTATTGTTTGTTCATTTTTTAGTAGTCGTTCCAAGCGTTGTATTTCGTTTTGTAACTCAACAACGCATGTCTCGAACTCTACTACTTCATTGAATAGCATGTCTTGTACTTGTTGCAACTGCACATTTAACTCTGCTATTGCTGTCATACTTCTATCCATATGCTCCTATAAAAAGAGACTCTGTCAATGGTGGGGAAAGGCATCACTTTTGCACTGTGGTCGCCCATGACTCCCTTAGTAAATTTGTCTGCCATCTTACACCCCACTCGTTGTGTGTGCGTACTCGTCTGGGCATTCTACTGCGCCACATACACACTGCTTTGCTTTTAACTTTGCGACTATGTAATCGCCTACTACTTCTAGCATAGTGTTGTAGTTGTCGTACTCGGAACTTACATTGTTATATGCGTTCTCAAATGCTTCAAGCATTAACTGCGTTGGAATGTCGTAAGAGTCCATTATGAAATCTTCTGTTCGCTCCTCAGCATCAAAACTACTCCAGCTAGATAAATCTTCTGCTACACCTTGTGGTTCAAGTATGCCATATATTATGCAATTGTGTTCCTTTTCTAAGTGTTTGATTGTTGTCCATAAATCCATCTTTGTCTCCTTTTTATATACATATATTATACAGAGAAATAAGTTGTCTGTCAAGAACTATTTTTTAAGACCTTAAAATTTTGAGATATAGTTCTACGAAACAAAAAAATAGGCAGTATCTCAACTGCCTATTTAAACTCCGAACGTAAGTTTATTTTAAAGTGGTCGTGTTGGAATTACTCACGAACCTGTCCACTGCGTAGCTAGAGGTGATGGATATTACAAACTTCAATCGAAGGTGCACTGCTTATTTCACATCACTTATCTACTATGCACTGTTTTAAGTCCAAATGCTATTGACTAAGATATCTACTATTCAGTAGTTGACAGAGCGACTGCCGTTCTTCTTGCTGCTTAGCTTTTATAGTGTTCCAAGTCTGCACTTCTTAATTAGTTGCCTACTGCCCCCGTCCCGAAGACACCTCGCTCTCGCAGTCTGCGGCTAGGAAACATCATCCTTTCCCTTGCCCGAGTTTGCTACTATTGACTGGTTGCTATGATATAAATATCTAGTCCGCCCGTGTCGCAGTAGACTGGTTTTCTTCTCGTCCTTGCCCTACACTCCTGCTACCGAAACGGTTGAGGCGTGGGATAGGAACAGCGTGGTTTCCTCACTCTACACCGATATTTTGGCTATATCCTGTGCTTACAATTACCTCTGCATTTAGTAAACCCGAAGGTCGTAACGCCCATTAATGCAGTAAAACAAATCGATTTTATACTTTCGATAAAGTGCCGAACTGTTCTTGCTTCGTTGCTGCTTTGCTTATTGCCGTTGTGTTAGTCGCTACTCACCCTACTTTGGAGTCCTTCGCAATCGTACTATGTACTCAGGGGACTTATTGGAAGTATCCACTCAAATATTTACGCATCAGTTCATGCGGTTATGACTCTCTCCTTGCTGCGGAAGGTATGTCTCATAACGACTATCAAAAGCGGACATTTTTACATTTAACGTGAATCTCATCTATGTCTAAAGAGCATCCGGCAGTGTTTTATGTGACGCCTCACTCGGTCAAGTTGTTGGAGGATTATTTATTGGCCGAAGCTCAATCATTTATTTTTTCCTGTTTCCAACTACTTTTCCCCTTTTTGTAATATATATTATACTACGTTTTTAACCTTGTGTCAAGTAAATTTTTAACTTATTTACTACTTAACTGGTTTTTAGCTAGATGTTAGATTGGTACTAACTTTTACTAGGTGGTGCAAGAGTCGAACTTGCTACTTCACTTTTGTGCGTGCTTCCGTAGACACTTACCACGCTAGAGTTATCTAGCTAAAAAACAGTATTTAATCCCACCACTTTCCCGTTAAATACTATCTGCTACTTGATAGGGTATGTTTAGTAGCTAGAGTAGGTTCACTTTAACCAAGTGACAATGAGGGGGTCAGCCTACTTTTATCACTTCTCTACTGTTTCTTAATTTTATAAATATATTATACTCTGGCGGTAACCTCGTGTCAAGTGTTATTTTTCACGAGGTTCTCAGAGTTCGCAACTAGACTACTTGGGATAGTCTTGTCACCAGTTCTTTGAGGTGGACTTTTGTTGCTTTTTCTAGAGATGCTATGTCCTCAACCTGCACACCTAGAATAGTAGCAACTTCAGAAACCAACTCAGATTTAGCTACTATTGCTTCACCAGATTTAGTTGTTCTTGGTTGAGCAACATATACGCCTTCTCTTGAAAGTTTAGCAATGATACTTCTTGTAGTCTTGCCAAATTCTCTTGCTAAGCCATCTACTGTTTCTCTTGTAGGATTGGCTTTGTATGCTTCTGTCATTGAAGCTACCATTTCTTCTGTGTAATTTTTAGCTGATGCCATAATGTTCTCCTTATTCTTTTTGTTTGTTTTTATAATACTATTATATACTGCGGATAAGGTTTTGTCAAGGAGTTTTTTATGTTTTGCGTGTTCTCCTTTCGCAACCATACCTTAGTATAGGTCTTTTGGTGGAAATGAATCGGGCCAAGCTCTTGTTCGTTTTTGCATTTCTAATATCCCCTAGCATGCTTGGACACCCCCCTGAAGCGACTCACCTATACTCTCTCTAACTGTTAATAGTTAGCCTCTGTGTTCGGTTTTTCTCATTTCCCTCAAAAGATACATATATTATATAGAAGCCTGATAAGATTGTCAATAGATTTGCGAAAGAAATTCCTCATAAATTAACGCTAGCGAACTCTCGGGGGCCGGACGCGAAACTGGCACAATCTTTCTCGCAAAATCGGTGCAAACCTTCGCATAAGTCTTGACAAGCTTCCAAAGTCTGATAAAATATAAATAAGACTTATACTAGTCTCGCGACGGCCGCTAACTCGCACAAGTAGACCTAGTACTTAGATTTTGCACTTAATTTGGCGCAGGAGTATCACTTTTGTACTTAGTTTTCGCACTTACGGCGCCGCCCTGGATAAAGCAACGCCCGATTGGTGCGAATCCCTTTTTGCTGACGTGCGATGATAGTGAGTACTCACTCTTGGGGAAATGCTTTAGGTATAGGGAAGACTAGCCCGGGAAATTTTAGGCAAAAATAATTTCGCATAAGTATTGACATGCGAGTTTAGGTGTGGTAAAATCGGCGCGATGCGACCTGCGTGCCAATAGCAGGTTGCGTCTAGCAGTGAGTTATAGAGTTGCTTACGCTCCTTTGACCATGTCGCGAATCCAGACGATTGTTTCAATGTTGCTTCTGCCTAGTGAGTCTAACTCAGCGATTCTTTTGCCAGATAGTTCGCTAATTTCTTTTAGCAAGTATTTTTTGTTTGGTCTTTTTGCTTTTTCTGTTTTTTCGTTTTTCATAATGTTCTCCTTTGTCTTTATTATGTATACTATTATACAGCGCCAATTGGAAATGTCAAGGGATTTGTGAAAGAAAATTAATTTCTGCGTTTCTCTTGACATTTACCGGGCGCTGTGGTATAATAGACTTAGGAACTAATCCAAATTCGCGGCGGCGGTCGCAGAAAGACTACTCATCATAGTAATACTACTACTTTGGCGCCTGCGGCTACAAAAATAATAATAATACTACTACTTGTCGGCGCTAAAGCGCTCACGCTGTATAAAAATTCACCTGTGGATAAGTCTGTGGATAGTGGGGATAACTCTAAATGCGAATGATTCTCATTCAGCTTTTTTCTTTCGGGCAAAAAAATTTGTCTTCGGCGGGGTAGCAAAATTTCACTAATAGTTAGTATAAATTAACCCGCCGAAAACAAAAAACTAACCAACCCAAAAGATTATTTTAGATTAGTAAAATACCCATTACAAAATTGAACAAGAATTTTTGCTCCAAAAGTTTTTCGGTGGGAAAGTTCCCCAGCTATCTCATGAATCAATTTTTTCAGTTCTCATTAGGTTTTGCAATTGCTTCCGCTAATAAATCGCATAGATCATATAAGCTATATTTAATAAGTGATCGTTTCATTACGCCACCCACATTGCAAATATAAACAATGCCCACGAAACCAAAGCCAACAGGATTAAATCGAACCATTTTGCCACCTTGTAGCCGAAGCATTGCGAAAGCCATTTATCTAATTTTATCTTATTTTGTTTTTGTCTATTTGTAGCCATTTCTAGCACCTCCATAAGTTTTAGCATCTCTACCCATTTTAATTTGAGCCGACCAAATAAGGAAAGTCATTAAAAAGATAGTGAATTCCCATTGTAGCATCAATGGGCTAGTTAATAAGATTAATATATTACCCAAAGTTATAACAACCTCAAAAAGTCGCATATCTTTTGGAATGTAAGCAAGAGCCGAGGCAACCGAAGTCACCCCAACCCAAAAAAGAACAGTCATTGTTATATCTATCATACGAGAAACCCCTCAACATCATTCTGCTTATACATCTTGATAATGTCGGGTCTATCATCCCATGCCACGATTCTAGAAGCATAAGCAAAGAATGAATGTTCCTCGCAACATTCTTGCAAGTACCGTCTCTTTTAAAATATCATCTTTGGTGTTGTCGTTCTTTGGTCTGAATTTTAGAAATTCAACCTTTCCGATTTTCAACCTTACCCACAAAGCCGTATACCATTTAACCGAACGAGCCGAGAAAATGCCAACCTTTCTACCGAGTTGCATATGTTTTTGCATATCCTTTAGTAAGGGTAAGGGCTTATCGAATAGAGACACAATGAAGCAGTCCCAAAAGATATACCATGCAAGGCTATATTCCCATTTAAAACCACCTATAAATGAATAGGTGGGTTTGTGGGTGAATATTTTCGGTCTTTCAAAAGTCGTATAATCTAAATCATAGATAAAGACAGTATCGGCATCTTTGTTAAATGCTTCCATGTGTCGAAAGTATCTATCAAATTGATAATCAACCCCCCTTTCATGTTCGACAATGAAAGGGAGTTCTAATTGTTTATAATCGCTCATTTTTGAACCTCCTTAAATAGTTCATTTTGTTTATAGTTTTTATAGCCATCTCGGATTTTTGTCCAAGACACCGCTTTTACATATTTCCTAGATAGTCGCTAAAGAATTTATCATCCCTAGCTCTTTATCATTAAAATAGTATTGCATGATTTCATATTCAATCTTAGAGTCCTCCTCGGCTGTGTGCATCTCGATATATCCTAAATCTTCAGATATATACCTAGCCATTATTTCAGCCGAGTAGCCTAGATTCTTGCCCGATTTAGATTTAAATAATATTTTCTCCTCCTCGGTTAAAGAATCTATCTTTTTGAAATACCATCTATCAACAATTTCATTTGCCGACATTTGCATAAGACAAAAATGCGGAATCTTATATATATTATTATAAGCATGATGATGAAAGCGTTTGGTAGTTGTTTGAATCGCCCTTAAATCAAAAGGGAAATTATAAGCACCTATGCAATCGCTCATGGCTAAATCTTTGTTTAATTGGTCAAGAATTCTAGCCCAGGGGAGAACAACTTCGCCCAATGCTTCACCACCTAAACATGACAGCCTATAAGCTTCTTTCATGTATTTTATATACCTCATATCATTACCATAATTTACTCTTAAACCCTCGGGTGCATCTGATAGTTCAGAATGAATGGCACTCAATTTTTGAGAGTGCCAATGCAATTCAGGATTAAATAAAGTATCAGCAACAATATACCTACGCGAAGTAGGTATATCAGTTTTATCAAGTACATTTCCAACAGTCCAACCAATCTCAAGAATGATATTGGCATTTTCTGATTTAAAGCACGTTTCGGTATCTAATACCAAAGCATTTAATTTTCTTTCAATCTTCATTTTGTTACCTCTAAAAAATGCAACAAGCCTTTAAGATTTAATCTCTTATATGTTGCAAATATTGTCATATCCTCAATACCTTGCTCTTTCAATTTATCGAGTACCAATTCGACCACCTCTTGACGTTTAAGAGTTGGCTTTTTTTCTTTCATAATAGTCATTTTATGACCTCCATTAAATGAGTCGTTTTTGTATTAGGTAACGACTCTAACCCTATAGATTTTAAACCTCTATATTAGTTATTAATTCTCTATTCTTGCACATTGAATCAAGTAAGAAATATACAGCCTTAATTAGATTGTATTCCTCCATTGATAACGAGCAAGTATTAAAATCAGCAATTATGCCGACCTGCTCAAATGCCATTAGTAAATCATCATCAGACAGCGTGTGTGCCGTTCTAATGAGTTCGTTTAGTTCTGAATGAGTCATAAGACCCCCCTTTAATTTAAGGCTCTTAGCGAGTGCCTAAGAGCCTTTATGGTTAGTTTATTTATAAATGCAAGGTATCCAAAAAGCCTCAATACCTTTTTCTCGTTGTCTCTTTACAGAAGCACGTGCAAAGTTAATGCTAGGCGTTGAGCCGTAATTAACCTTTTTTCCGTTGACCATCTGATAGAGTTTAAATTTATAGTTCTTTTTCTTTTTCATAGTTATTTACCTCTATGTAGTTAGTTAGTTTTTTAATTTTTATTTTGTCTCGTTGTTCCGAGAGTTCCGCTTCATGGGACTCTATATATTGGGAATATATAAAGCCTAAATCCTAAGCTAATCGTTGTAAGTTTTACCGAAGTATTTCACCAATTAAAACAGCGTTTAATCTTGTTTTCTAAATATGCAAGGTAGTAATTTATATCTCATTGGGCAGTAATATTTATAAACCCGCCGAGAATCTAGCCGTTATTTAGTCGCATTAACGATAGACCTATTATGATATATATCGCGAATCATAGCAAAAACGCTCTCTAAGGCGTTATTTATTTTTTAATGCCTATGCACCTCTTTTTCATTAGAGAGCCTTAGAGAGCGTCTCTGTTCCTTCTAGGGGTATTGTTCAATTTTTGGTCGGCATAGGTGGGGGGTTCATAGACCGACATTTACACCCACGCTCAGGCTCCCCCGCACGTACAACTTTAAAAAATTTGCAAGTATATAAAAAGCGCCGTGTAGTATCATAATGATACATATGGATAAATAATTCTTGACATATGGTTCCATTTTTAGTATAATTATACTATGTCAAGCGTAGCATTAACAACAAAAATAAGTCCAGAAGGGTTAGAGATCGCAAATTCATATTTGCAGCACGGCTCTATATCCGTTGTTAGCCATAGATTAGGAGTAAAGCAAAACGTTATAAGCGAAATGCTAAACCGTAGGGAAGTCAAACAATATATTGACACTGTCTATTTAGATATGGGATATAGAAATAGATTTAAACTAGCAGATACACTAGATACACTAATCGATAAAAAAATGGAAGAAGCAGAAGAGTCAGAAATTTATACTAGTAAAGACCTGGCAGACCTACTTCAAATGGCACACAAAATGAGAATGGACGAAATCAAGGCTCAAGCAGAACTAGAAAAAGCACAGGCTACGAGTATCAAACAACAAACAAATATTCAAGTAAATGATGGCAGTTTCGGATCCGGTAACTATGGAAAGTTAATGGAAAAACTCTTAAAGAACACTGATGGCGTACAGTAAAAAAGTCACCGAAAGGTTTTATGAAGTTTTAAATAGTCCGAAACAGTTTAGCGTCGGAAGATTCGACCCTAAAGACCCCCAAGTAGCAACAGGCATTACAGGCGCTCCCGCTTGTGGTGACGTAATGAAACTACAACTTAAACTAGACTCAACTGATAGGATAATAGATGTCAAGTTTAAAACCTATGGTTGCGGTAGTGCAATCGCCTCTTCCACAATGTTCGTAGAAATGCTGAAAGGCAGAACAATAGAAGAAGCAAAACTAATAAAAGATAAAGACATAGCGGAGGCATTAGAATTACCTCCCATAAAACTACACTGTTCTGTTTTAGCCGAAGACTCAATTAAACAAGCAATTGAGAACTGGGAAAACAAATGTGGAAAAAATTTAACAATATGATGAAAAGCGGCCGAATACAAAGAGTCGTAAGAGTGGTAATAGAAAATGGCAACAAAAAACGAAATAACAGGAGATACACTCACAACGAAATCGTCAAACAAAAAGTATGATGATGGTTGGGAAAGAATCTTCGGACTAAGAGCCAAGATAAATCAAAGAATGGACAAGCTCCAGGAAATGATGGAAAATGACTATCATTTTCAAGAACCCGACGAAGTTTATGAACATACATTAACTATAAGTAAATTCTGGTCTGTACTCTCTGACGAAGATAGAGATTACATACAGGCGGCTCAGGACGCTATTGAGACCAAGTCCGATATAAGTTGGAAAAGAGATGATTGAAATAACAAATGAAGCGTATACTAGACTTGTACAGAAAGCAGGCCAACAGGAGAACCCGTCTTTTAGACTTGGTATTACTGGGGGCGGCTGCGGCGGTATGGAGTATAGTTTTGATTTTAGTCGTGAAACTTATCCAAGTGATTTGGTACTGGATTGGGGGATGATTCGATTTAGAGTCGACCCGACTTCCGCCCCGTACATAGAAGGATTAACACTAGATTATAAAATAGAGGGATTAAATGAAAGTTTTGTTTTTATTAATCCAAAGGAAACCTACAGATGTGGGTGTGGAGTAAGCGTTGGATTCTAAAAAGATATTACAAGCAGTAAACTTATCGCCTTCGGAGAGCTGGATAGAGAAGATAGTACAGATTCATCCAATGAGACAGGTAGCATACGCAAGTGTGGTACAATTAGTGGTCTTTGGCGGTATGTTTGGTTGTATGGCAATTAATCAGGAGATAATAAATGTTTTATAAATATTGGGTCTTACCGTGGTGTCCATGGAAGAGCTAGGTATATTTGATGTTATTGCTCAAGTAGGAGCACCAATAGCCGCCGCATTGTTCATGGGCGGTTTTATCTTTTTAATCATACGAAAAATAATGGATGATGTAGTTGGAGATACTCAAGAAGTCAAAGGTATTTCAAGTATGCTAATTACTCGTATTAAGACTATGAACAATGATATGATTCGAATAGACATGAGCGTCAGTACTGCACTTGGACTTACACCCGATTTAGATAGAATCTCTAGAGCAGAAAACTTTGTAGAGAGTGGGAGTATAGATGCAAGACGTGATTGATGCAATTCAGCAGTTTGGTTTTCCAATTGTTGCAATGGTCGGTTTAGGGTATTTCGTATACTTTGTATGGACTACTATAACAGAAAAGATTGATCCTGCAATTGAAGATATGAAAATGACTATTCTTAGTCTAATAGACCAGATAAGAATGTTGGATAACGATATGATTCGTCTCCAAAAGAAACTAGACACAGTTTTACAATTGAAAGAAAATGAAGACAGATAAAAGAGAAGTCATTTCAACGAACAGCAGACAATTTGTCTAATAAGAAAGAGTACCAACCAGTTACACACTGGTGGTGGCTCACTATACTTCCTCTACTTATATGGGAACTAGCAAGCAGATGAAATCAAGTTCGGATTTAAGAGTCCTTCATTCTCAGGCTCGGGAACATCAAGTCATTACTTAACGATTGACTCACAAGAACAAACAAAAAAGGACGCAGTAAAAGCTGAGATCAAAGCTTTAGCAGACGCAGCAAAGAGAGAAGCAGATAATACAACTCTCGCAAGATTTATTAAGAACTTTGAAAGTAGAGTATATGCACAGTTATCCCGACAGCTAGTTGATAGCCTATTCGGAGAAAACCCTGCAGAGGAAGGATCATTTCAATTGTATGATAATCTGAATTACATGGACAACAGATGGAATTACAATAACAATGACCATATTTAATGAGAGCAACAGGTGAGACAACTACTATTACTATCCCTATTGGCGACTTTGGTTTCTAGTTGTGCAAACTGGCATATTATCGGTTATGTATCTCCTTGTATGATGGAATCCAGAACAACGACTACAAATATCTTAGTAAACATTGTCGTAAGTAAAGCAAAATGCTTCTCAGGAGACGCTATACTTGAAAAACCAGTAACAAAAGCAATACAAAATCTACCCCTACCGGCAAGAACGCCCGTTGTTGCTATATATAAATTTGAAGACCTAACAGGTCAAAGAAAATCAAGAGATGGAATCGCAGATTTCTCTAGTGCCATAACACAAGCTCCAGAAGCTTACTTAATAAGAGCACTCAAACATATCAAAATTTCTTCAAAGTAGTAGAAAGAAAAGGATTAGACCACCTAACTAAGGAGCGTCAGTTAATTCGTTCTACTCGTGAAAAATTTGATGACGAAAGACAAACAGTTACCACTTACTGTATGCTGGAGTCTTATTTTAGAAGGAGGTATTAGTAGATTATAATACTAACTTGCTAACCGGGGGAGTTGGAGCCCGCTATTTAGGTATAGGAAACTCTAAGCAATATCGTGAGGATAAAGTGGTGATATCAATAAGAATGGTTTCTGTGAGTACAGGAGAAATTCTTATTGGACATCCTTACTTCAAAAGCAATCCTCTCCGTAGGGCTTAGTCAGTAACCGATTACTTTAGGTTTCATTCAGATAATGACTTGATTGAGTTCGAAACTGGCAACGCCATGAACGAAGCCTAAGTATATAGCAATACAAGCAGCCATTGAAACAGCAGTAGCTGAATTAGTAGGTATCGCAAGGACAGGAACAAGGGTACTGGAAGTACTATATGGGAGACTAAGATGAGGTTTTTAATCTTATTTTTATCAATTGGTCTGTTCGCAGACAACGAAATCTATATTGACCAGACAGGAGATAATGCAAGTCTATTGATATTGAACAGCTCGGATCTAGCAATATAATTGGTGGTGATGATGCAATTACAGGTTCAATGACAGCAGCAATTCTAAATGGATCAACAATGACACTCGACATCAATCAAATAGGAAGCTCTAATAAGTTTTTCACCGATGGAATATTTGGTGATAACTTTACTGGCTTTTTTGAATTTGATGGAGACTCCAATGAATGGGACTTTAGCATGGACACAACCGGGCTAAACACAGCAGACAGCAATGATATTAACATTGATGTCACTGGTTCCTTCAACATTGCAGATATAGACATTGCAGAAGTTTCAGGAGCAAGTTACTTAGACATTGATTGGATTATCGATGGTGATAGTAATGATGCAACTGTAGACATAGATGCTAGATTATGCTACTATGTATATGGATATTCTTGGAGACAGCAATAACTTAACTTTTATCCAATCCGGATATGGAGCTAGTTCAAGCGATGCTAAATACTTCTACCTCGACTTAGAGGGAGAGTAGTAATACTGCGGTTATTAAACAGCAGTCAACTTTAGCAGCCGACTGGTTGAAAATTGAAAGTAATGCGAGCAATAGCAATATTTGTGTTATTCAGAATGATGGTGGGACTACCACTTCATGCTGATATAGGAAGCATTACAGAACTACGTGGAGTAGGGCAAGTACTTAGAGACAAGCCCTACGAAACGGACTTAGGATTTGACATTGAGCAAATGGATGATGTACGTACAGCTAATGGGCGAGTAGGTATAACATTCCTAGACAATTCAGTAGTCAGACTAACAGAACACAGTAAACTTATAATAGACAAAGTAATCTTTGACCCAATCCCTAGTAAGTCACAGATGTCGATGAAAGTTTGCAAGTGGAACAGCACGATTTATAACAGGTGGATTGGTGAAGATTAATAAAGAAAAATATTAAGATCTCGAAACACCAACATCACAGTATTGCAATTCGTGGAACTGACTTCACAGTTACTGTAGATGAGTTGGGTAGAAGTTTAGTAATACTTACTTACCAGACACAAATACGGGACTTCCCTCAGGTGAGATTGTAGTTAGCAACAGGCTATGGGAGAAGTCATATTAAATAAACCTTATGAATCTACTGTTACTAGTATGTGGGAAAGTACACCAACTACAAACCAATGATACTAGACTTATCACTTTAGACATCATAGACAATATGCTTATAGTAAGCCCTCCTAAAAATGAAGAAGAAGATGAATTGCAGGACAGAGTTGGAAATGATGACTCTCATGACAATATTCTTGATGTCGATTACCTCGCTTACGACGGGTTAGATATAGACTTACCTTGACAGAAGATAACTTAGCTTTTAATGAACTTGATATAGATTACTTAGATGTAAACTTTCTCGAAGACTTATTAGAAGTTATCGAAGAACTAGATGCTCTTGCAATAGCAGAACAACGAGGAGCATCAAGCTTTTTTCAGAATTTGATATACAAGGTACATTGTTTGGACAAGATCCAACTACACAAATTACTAACTTTTGGGGACGCTGAAAAGATAACTACTTATTCGTAGCGTCATCACAATCAGTACAACTTAGATCTCAATGGTGAGACAAGCTATAATATAATAATTGAGCAAGATGGTAAAGCATATAACATTATTCTTAATTCTGGTGGTCAATCCACTATTCGCATCCGTCAATCTGGAGGTTGATCTTCCTTGGGACTATACCAAATAGAGATAGACGGCAAACTCATAGAACGTAGCAAGTTCCAAATGAGAATTGACTTTGAAAGACCCAGTCATAAGTACTACTTTGTAATCAATACATTAGATGTACTTACTACTTATCATGCAGTACAACAAGGCTACGCATCAGAAGCAAATCCTTTTTTACCTGCAGACCCTTCTTTGACAAGACTTATAGCACATAAATTAGTGTGGACTGAACTTGCAAGATACGGAGGAATATTTTGGGAAGAAGATGAAAGTTTTGTACTCTTTGCCAATACTTCCTAGTAACTTTAGCCGTAATAAACAATACAAAAATAATTATAGACAATGAATAAATACTGGAGACTTGTGGGCTAAAGTCCCTTGGAGAGAAAGTAGGAGAAACTGATTCTCAAGCAGATAAGATAGCTATCATACGAACTATTTGGTGGTTTACACATATGGCAACTTGTATCTTTATTATACTTAACGCTATAGCAAATCATGGATGGGATCTAATATGAACAAACTTGATAATAGTACGATATTTTCTCATGAAGGACTACATAAATACTTAATCTGGAACCCTTATTTAAAAGAGACTAAACATTTTGAGGATAAACAAGTTCCTAATACTTTCTCCTTGAACTATAATGGAAACATTTACGAATTATCTTTGAAGCATGTCTAGGTGCAAATTTAACAGAAACATGCTACAAAACGAGAAACATACTTCTTGTAGATTTAGATGAAGAGATAGTAGAAGCCTACGGAGGTTATCCACTACCAAGAAGCCTATTCGCAAGCATGATAGACATGACATCGGGTGTTCCCGGTTTTACGATTCTCATGCCCGATCCCGACTTACGCGGTATTGAGTACGACAACACACTTGCCTACTCACTATCAAATAAACCAAGTGTTTTAGCTTATGCAGCTTCAACACAGGCATCAAAAGCAGGGCCTCATGTAGGTACTGCTCAACTAGGAGGTGACCCAAAAGAATGGCTATTCAACTATCCCGGAATTTTAAGACAACTACCAAAGTTACAAGTAACAGCAGAAGGCGTAGGGACTAATAAACTCAAGCCCAGAAGTAGACGGAGTCGTACGAAGACTTCCCGTAGTCGTAAGTAGCCAAGACGGATTATATCCCTCTTTTGCGTTAGAGATGTTGAGAGTTGGTGTCGGTGATCCAAGTTATCAAATTAAGACAAGCGAAGGTGGCATAGAATGGGTACGTATACCAAACTATCCACTTATACATACAGACGCAAACGCAAGAGTATGGATTCAACAAAATGTTTTCTATAGACAAACTGCAGCAGAGTACATGGAGAATCCTATACCTGCTCCCTTTGTTATCTTTGGAGTAACTGCTGAAGGTGTAACCAATCCCGTGCCTACAGCACAAGGAGCAGTATACCCTCATGAAATACAAGCAAACGTACTTCATTCACTTATAGAAGGAAACAGCCCATCCATCAACCGACATGGAGTGTAGCAGTAGAGCTAGGAGCCGCCCTTCTGGCTCTACTATTACTTTGGATTACAGCATCTCGTATATGGCTGTCACTTCCAGTATTAGCACTTACTATTGGAGGCCTTATATACTTTAACCCTGGAAATGTACAAATCTTCTTACTTAGTTTGACGTTTCTGGCACAATTTTATCGGGTTTTTATTCTGGAGCTATCATAACTTTCAGGAATTTCATTACGCAGTTTTCTTGAGAATGGAATTAAACAACAATTCGGGACGTATGTTAGCCCTGCTTTGGTAAAAAAATTACAAAAAGACCCTTCACATTACTGAGATTGGGTGGGGAGACAAAACGACTCACTTTTCTTTTTTCTGATATTCGAGGATTCACACCAATTTCTGAAAAATACCAATCAGACCCACAAGGTCTTACACAGACTTATAAATCGTTTTCTAGACAACCAGACTGAGATAATTCTTAAACACGAAGGAACAATTGATAAATATATGGGCGATTGCATTATGGCTTTTGGAACGCTCCTCTAGATGTAGAAGAACAAGAAAGAAAAGCCACAGAAGCAGCTATCTTGAAATGAGAGTAGCACTAGGAGAATTAAATGAAACACTTAGAGGAAGAGGGCCTTGACCAAATTAACACAGGAGCTGGAATCAATACGGGGCCTGCGTTGTTGGAAACTTTGGTAGTAGTACTCGGTTTGACTATTCCGTTCTGGGTGATGCTGTTAATCTTGCTGCTAGGTTAGAATCAAGTTGTAAGAACTATGATGCAGATTTAATAATATCTGAACACAGTTTAGTAGATGGATTTGACTATAAGTTTTTAGATGAATGTAACTGTAAAAGGAAAATCGGAACCAGTTAAAATATATACCATCGAAAAATAATACTTGACTACAAGAAAAGAGAGGTAGATACATATGTTTAGAGACTATAGACGGTAACAAGAGTAGGCGTAAGCTACAATACAGAAAGATGCACGCTAGATTTTACTCACGTCAACCAACAGGCTAGACTTGACATTTGTAAGAAAGTGTCCAGAACTAGTGCCAAAGTTTAACTATTGTAACATATGTAAATGTTACATGCCTTTAAAAGTACAAATAAAAAAGGCAAAGTGTCCGAAAGGACTATGGGGAGGTGATCATGCCAAGAGGTAAAGGAACATACGGTTCAAAGGTCGGAAGACCAAAGAAAAAAGGAAAAGGTAAAAAGAAGAAGGGTTTAACTGCAGCGCAGAAAAAACTTCCTAAAGCCTTACAGAGAGCAATACTAAAAAGGAAAAAGTAAATGGAATATTTAATGAATTATATGGAACATCATAACTAGGCAAAGACCAGAACAGAGATGGCAAAGTCGACATCAAAGATGCTATGATTAAAGCTCAAAAAGACGCTAAAATTACTACTCAGAATATAGGAGAATAGAATGGCGTTGCCGAAGGTTGGACACAACGTAAGAGCATACAATGATAATGGGTACCAAGACGGTACTGTATATTATATTGATGATTTTGCATTCCATATGACAATAGAAGAGGACTCTTTTGATGAGAATCAGATTGGTGAAAACATTGCAATAGATGTTAGAGTACTAAATTGGGACACTTTAGATGGAGATTAATGAGCTATGGAGAATATACGGTCCTGAAAATGAGAACGGTAATCGTAGAACATGGAGAGACTCTAGAGTTACTGCCATAAATGGTAATGAACTAACTGTAACTGTTGAATGGGACACAGCTGGTGTCGAATTTGAAGGTCCAAATAAAATCATTGCGGACTATACCGCAGAGGCCATGGAAATGCTAGAGAATGTGGATGGGGAACATCCATACTGGGTTCCAGGCGATCCAGAGTAAAATGCCAAGAAAAAGAAAAGCAGTTAAGAAAAAGCCTGTGCCTACAAATCCTACGCTATATGCTAGGATCAAGGCACAAGCCAAACGCAAGTTTAAAGTATATCCATCAGCGTATGCTAATGGCTGGCTTGTAAAAACATACAAAGCCAAAGGCGGAAGGTATCGTATGGGTACTGGACGTAAGAGAAAATAATGGCAAAACCTAAAGGTGGCCTAAGTAAATGGTTTAAAGAAAAATGGGTGGATATATGGAAGACCTAAGAAAGGCGGTGGATACATGCCTTGTGGACGTAAAACTTCCAAGAAAGGAAAATATCCCAAATGTGTACCAAGAGCCAAAGCCGCTAGAATGACTAAAACACAGATTCGTTCAGCAATTCGCAGGAAAAGATCTGTTAAACAAGGAGTCGGAGGTAAGCCTACAATGGTAAGAACCTTCGCAAAAAGAAAGAAGCGTACTACTAGACGTAAACGCTAAGCAAAAGGAGAGAAATATGGCAGGTTTTTTTACAAGGACCTACTGGGAAACACAATACCCAGAAGATCAGAAAACATAAACTAAAAAGAGGAATTACCAGAGATATGAATGCAGCAGCAGGAGCTTTGGTTAATACTAAAAATCCATACGGTGTAGAAGCAATGAGATACAAAGCTGCAGCTAAACCTATTGGACCAAGGTATGGTAAGACTACAAACCCCCCAAGAGCGAGATTTGGTAAGAGAGTCTAATGGCACTAACAAAAGCAGAAAAAGCAAGGCTCAAAAGAGCTGGGCTTTCTAGACTTAATAAACCTAAAAGAACACCTAAACACAGAACAAAGAAAGCTGTAGTAGGAGTTAGAGTTGGCGGAAAGGTGAAAATCATCCGCTTTGGTGCACAAGGCATGGGACACAATTACAGTCCTGAAGCTAGAAAAAGCTTCAAAGCCCGACACGGAAAAAATATTGCCAAAGGTAAGTCGTCCGCGGCTTACTGGGCAAATAAAGTATTCTGGGCAGGTAAAGGAGGATCTAAGAAGTTACCTCCGAAATCACAAAAATACTAGAGGACTAAAACGTAGAAAATGAGCGCAAAACAAGACGGCAGAAAGTTATGGTTAGAAGAGAACATAACTTACGCTAACAAGTTTCTGAACCAGTTAATGGATGCTTCAGAGAAAAGAAAACTATCCCCTTCCGAAGAGAAGCTAAAGCATGTTTCAGCTTCTTACTGTTACTTATATAATATCCTCTTAGATTCAGGTCTATTAGAAGACTCTGATGACTATAACGACATATTCCCACCTGAGACAATACATTGATAGAGATAAGCAGAACAGACATAGAAAGTAAGTACTTAATGGACATTCCTTCTGAGGATAGATTTGTAAAGCTACCTATTGAGGGTTATCTAGATCTACTAGGTATTAAGCCCAACACTTCCCAAACAGCAATTATAAATGCTGTTAACAATCCTAAATATCGTTTTGTTTGTGCGGCTGTTTCTCGTCGTCAAGGCAAAACTTACATTTCAAATATAATAGGACAACTAGTTTGTTTAGTACCTGAACAGTCATGTACTATTAATGTCACCTAACTATTCATTATCGCAAATCTCATTTGATTTACAAAGAAATCTTATTAAACATTTTGATTTAGAGGTACTTAGAGACAATGCAAAAGATAAAGTTATTGAACTTTCAAATAATTCTACGATTCGTATGGGTTCCATTAACCAAGTTGATTCAGTTGTGGGTAGAAGTCATACGATCTCATTATATTCGATGAGGCAGCTCTACAGATGGGAGGGATGCTTTCAATGTTGCACTACAGTCCCACACTAGACAAAGAAAACTCAAAAGCAATCTTTATATCTACTCCAAGGGGTAGAAATAATTATTTTGCAGAGTTTTACTACAGAGGGTACAGCGAAGAGTTTCCAGAGTGGTGCTCCGTAAAAGCAACTTATCATGAGAATCCTCGTGTATCAGAATCAGATATTATAGAAGCAAAAAAGACAATGTCAGCAAATGAGTTTGCCAAGAGTATATGGCAGACTTTAATGTTTATGAAGGTCAGGTATGGGCATTTAATCACGAAAATGTATAGCAGACTTATCTCAAATTGATGTTAAAAATATGGATGTTTTTGCAGGACTTGATGTAGGGTACAAAGACCCTACAGCTTTTTGTGTAATTGCATATGACTGGGATGAAAGAAAATACTATCTTCTAGACGAGTATATGGACTCAGAAAGAACTACAGAACAGCACGCAATACACATCCAAAAATTAATTCAAAAATGGGATATTGATTATATTTATATTGACTCTGCGGCTCAACAAACAAGATACGACTTTGCACAAAACTATGATATTAGTACTATAAACGCCAAAAAATCAGTATTAGATGGAATAGGTCATGTAGCAGGCATAGTAGATAATGATGACCTTATTGTAAACCAAACTGCAAAGAAGCCATATCATCCCTAGACCAATATCAATGGGATCCCAACCCTAATTTATTGAAAGAGAAACCCAAAACATAACATGGCATCCCATATGGCTGATGCTATGCGATATGCGTTATATACATTTGAAACTACAGCCACAACGTTCTAGTAACACCTGCAAAAAACAGTTCTTGACATTTGCTGTATGTTTTTGGTATAATTCTAATTAAGAGTAGAAATATGAATTTCAAAAGAGATTTAGTTAAATACGTACGAGATAAAGCGAAATCACAATATAAAAAATCAAGCGATTGTTATATCTGTGGAAGTACCGAACAGTTAGATTTTCATCACTATCACGGGCTTACAGAACTACTAGAAACTTGGATAAAAAAGAAAAAATTAATTATTAAAAACGAACAAGAAATACTAGAGATTCGAGAAGCCTTTATTGATGAACACTATACAGAACTTTACAAGGATACAGTCACACTCTGCCATAGTCACCATATGAAGTTACATTCAGTTTATGGAAAACGACCCAAATTGATACACGCAGAGAAACAAAAAAGATGGGTCGAGAAGCAGAGAGACAAATATGGCATGGTATGATAGATTATTAGGTAGAGCTCCCATAGTAGATGAGGAAAAACTTAATCCTGCTCAGTATGTAATATCCCGAAATGAGGGTATGACTATTGATTCTCGTGAAGTAGTTACCAATTATAGAAATGCTTATGAACAACTAGAAATTGTTAATAGAGCAGTAAATATGATTGTTGATGATGTTTCAGAAATACCTTTTGCTAGTCGGAGAAAAGATAGTAGGTACTACAAATGTTTTAAAAAATATTCGTAGGTCAAAAGTAGATTTACTTATTAACAAAGAGCCAAACCCTTTTCAAGATGTAAGTGCTTTTAAAAGAAATCTTATAATTGATTTACTTATAGATGGAAACATCTTTATTTATTTTGATGGAGCACATTTATATCATCTTCCTGCAGATAAAGTAAGAATTTACACAGATGATAAAACCTACGTAGAAAGATACTCATATGACAACTCAATAGATTACAGTCCTGATGAAATTATACATATAAAAGAAAATAGTTTCAACTCAATATACAGAGGAGTACCAAGATTAAAACCAGCTTTCAGAACTATGCAGTTACTAGGAAGCATGAGAGATTTCCAAGATAACTTTTTTAAGAATGGAGCAGTTCCAGGATTAGTACTAAAAATCACCAAACACTCTTTCTGAAAAGATAAAAGAAAGAATGTTACAAGCCTGGGTTGCAAGATATAACCCTAAATCTGGAGGTAGAAGACCTCTATTTTTAGATGGCGGACTTGAAGTAGAAAACTTGACAGAAATTAACTTTAAAGAGTTAGACTTTCAAGAAGGAATCAAGTCAAATGAAAGAATTATACTAGAAGCTATGGGAATACCATCAATTTTAATGGATGGAGGTAATAACGCAAACATAAGACCTAACCATAGATTATACTACTTAGAAACTATACTACCAATAGTTAAAAAAGTTAGTTATGCTTTAGAAAGATTTTTTGGATTTTCAATGTCTGAAGATGTAACAGGGATTCCTGCTTTACAACCAGAATTGAGAGACCAGGCAGCATACTATGCTACTTTAGTCAATACAGGCATATTAAGTGCTAACGAAGCTAGAGAAGCATTAGGAAAAGAACCTGTGGATGGATTTGATGAGCCAAGAGTACCTGCAAATATAGCAGGCTCTGCTACTAATCCAGAACAAGGAGGTAGACCTACAGAGGCTGCCCCAAGCGAGGAAGAATAATTATGACAAAAGATATGATGGTAAAAGCTCTTTCCGATTACTTTAAAAGAAGGCGGTCCTATGGATTTGCCTGCTTATAAAGCAAAAGGGAATGATGTTCCTGTTAAAGATTACTTATTAAGAAGAGCATTTGGTTCTTGGAGAAGAGTACTTAGTGTAGTCTCAAAAAGATACCCAGTAGAAGTAACTGCACCAGAAGTAAAAGAAGCACCTGTTAAGAAAAAAGCACCTGCTAAGAAGAAAGTGGAGAAGAAAGATGTCAAATAAGATTTATCATTGGACTAGCACTTTTAAAGCATTAGGTGAAACTGATGATGGTGGCATAGATATTAAAGGTTCCGCAAGTACAAACGGACTTGATAGAGCTGGAGATATTATTGAAAGTGGAGCATGGACAAAAGGTGGATTAGAAAATTTCAAAAATAATCCAATTATTTTGTTCAATCACAACTACGACAAACCTATTGGTCGTGCAAAAGATTTACAAGTTACAGAAAACGGTTTAGAGATATCTGCAAAGATATCAAAAGCTGCAGGTGATGTAACACAATTAATTAAAGACGGTGTCCTTGGAGCTTTTTCTGTTGGTTTCAAAGTCAAGGACGCTGATTATATGACTGAAACCGATGGATACAAGATAAAGGACGCAGAGCTTTTTGAAGTTTCCGTAGTATCAGTGCCTTGCAACCAAGGGGCAACCTTTGGCTTAAGCAAGTCATTTGATAGCATGGAAGAATACAACAAGTATAAGCAAACTTTTTATAAGGCTAACCCAGCAGAATCAGCAGACGCTGTTAATGTTGAGCAGCCAGGAAGGGAGGAATCCCACAACATGGAGACAAATATGTCAAAAGAAAATAAATCTCCTGAAAGCAACTCAGAGTTCAATCTTGAGGCATTCGCAAAGCAAGTAGCTGCTGATACAGCTGCTGAAATTGCAATGAAACAAGCTGAACAAAAAGCTGCTGAACAGAAGGCTGCAGAAGAAGCTGCTCAAAAAGCAACTGACGAAGCGGAAGTTCAAAAAGCTGCTGAAGAAGCAGATCAGGAAAAAACTAAAACTATAGTTGAAGCTGGACTAACAGGAGCTGAGAAGCTCATGAATGATGTTGAGTCTAGAGTTAAAGAAGACTACTCTAACTTAGAGCAAGTTGTTAAAGGACTCGAATCTCAACTAGCTGAGAAATCAGAAGAAATCGTAAAAATGAGAGAGTCAAAAAGACATTTCTCAGACAGAAACGGTCAAGGCGATTGGAAGAAAACTTTTGAGCAAGATATCGTTGACGCAAAATTTGCTGGTTTAGCTACTGGTAAAGGATGGGACAGTGAAGTTGCTAAAAATGTGATGGAAAAAGTTAACACTCATTCAGGTGTAAATGTTTCATCAGCTGATTTCGAGCAAATCGTTTCAACTAAATATTGAAAGAGATATTCAAAATGAATTAGTCTTAGCTCCTCTATTTAGAGAAGTACCAATGACTTCTGCAAACATGATTATCCCAATCTTACCAGATAGTGGTTACGCTGAATTTACTTCAGGGTCTGCTGTAGCAAATGACAACTTAGATATGAGGTCTGCTACTTATGGTGACGATGCTGGGGTATCTATGGCTGAAAGAACTCTTTCAACTAAAAAACTTATCTCTCAATCATTCCTAGGTAATGAAACTGAAGAAGATGCAATCTTACCGATTCTTCCTTTAATTAGAGAATCAATGGTAAGATCACACGCTAGAGCAATTGAAAACTCAATCCTAGCTGGTGATGACGCTGACGGTGTATTTGGTACTGGCGGAGCTTCTTTCGAAGGTTTACTACACTTAGCAAGAAATGACAGTGACTACACACAATCAGCAACTGCTTTTGCAACTGATAAAATTGTAGCAACTGACTTACTTGAAATGAGAAAGAACATGGGTAAATATGGTGTTAATCCATCAAGAAGTAGTGTATATTGTTTCACAAAGATCATACTACGAACTACTAGAAGATACAGAGTTCCAAGACGCTAACCTAGTTGGCGACATGGCAACTAAGTTATCTGGTGAAATTGGACAAGTGTTCGGTTCAAGAGTACTTCTTTGTGACGAATTCGCTACACCAGCAGTATCTAAGTTCGCAGCTGTTGCTGTTAATCCAAGAAACTACGTAATGCCAAGATTAAGAGGCGTAACAGTAGAATCTGACTATGAAGTAATTAATCAAAGAAGAGTCTTAGTGGCTTCACAGAGATTAGGATTCACTGACTTAATTGATGGTGCAACTTCTAAATGGGCTTGGATGTACAAAGCTAGCTAATATTAGCTCAATAAGGTTTTCGGGAATGTACCTAACATTCCCACTTTTTAATTATGGCAGACTTAATAACAGTACAGGAATATAAAAATGCAGAAGGCATGACGGGTCAGAAAGAAGACCAGCGTCTTGATATTATAGTTCCACAAGTTAGTGACCTTGCAAAAAAGTATTGCGGTACAAGTTTTATAGATTATTACAGTACAGATAAGATATCGATCTGGCTACTCAGCTGTACCTTCTGATCTTAAATTGGCCGTACATGACCTAATTACATACTACTTACGAGACGAGCACAAGTCTAGAAGAACAATACAGGGAGCTACACTCGAGCAACAAGGCTCATCAAGTGTAAGGAACAATACTGATTTTCCAGACCACATTAAAAGAGTGCTTGATTTGTATAGAGTAGTAGTGTAGTGAGAAGTCAACGTAAAAAGTACTTACAAGATTTTTTAAAGAGTTTTCAAGGCAGAGATGCCACAGGTATTCAACAAATGCGAATAACTATAAGAAGAGAAGACTGGTTACACGCATTTAAAACAGAAGCATTGAATAACTATAAAGGCCCAGATAAAGAAGCACTTGGAAAAGCTATAGATAAAACCTTTGACAAAGACTGGAAAGAAATTCAAGCAGTTATAAGAAAGTGGTATAGTAGCGGTAAACCTCGTACTTGGGCAAAGCAAAGTAGAACATCTAAAGCTGGAGTTATAATCATTAAGATTAAGAACACTAGTAAAGCTTCTAAGAAATGGTATCAAAATGCCGTTGTTAGTTTAAAGAGACCTTTAAACAGATGGGCAAAGAAGAAAACTTATGTAAAAAGAATTATTGCAGAGCATGGAAAAGAATTAGAAAGAGACCAACAATCAGGTGGTCAGATGACTTTTCCAGGACAAGACAATGTAGTAAATAGACCGGGGTCAGCAGGAAATAATATGCAGACTTCAATAATTAAAGCCATGAATGATACAGTAAGTAATGATGAATGGTGGATATCTTTTTTAGTATCAGCAGTACAAGGTTACTTACATGCAAAGATTAATTCTAGGATAGATAAAAGAAAGACGAAGAACAGTATACATAGAAATCATTTTATTGAGTTTATTATAGCTCCTAATACAAAGCAAGCAGGTAAACCAGATAAAGATGACGGAAAAGAGTTTGAGAGTGTATTTAGAAAGCATTTTAATGCAGCACTGAAGAAAAAGATAAAAGCTATGAAGGATGGTAAAGTTCCTAAGAAAGAGATAGCAGCTTTTGCATCAGACTCCCCAGATATATTTGATGAGTTTTCTGATTTTGGTGATGATAAAGCAGTTGAAATCATGGAACAAGAAGCAAGAAAGCAGATGCGTAAAGCAAATGCTCAAATGGCAGGAGTAGGCAAAGGAACAAAGACAAAGATAAGTTTCAATAAGAATTTAGAGAATATAAGGGCAACAAAGAAAATAGGAAAAGCTATAGAAGTAATGCGTAAAGGGGCGGATAGCGTAAAAGTAAAAACAGTAGCCTCACAAGCAGCAAATCCTCCTATGAGTAAAATGTCTAAAGGTCAGAGAGCAAGTGCTCAAATGGGTCCAGGATTTAGAATGGATAAGGAAGGTTTATTAATTAAAAATATGATAAATAATATACTTCCAAGAGCTATAGAAGCAAACATGGGTTCTCCTAGGTTGAATAATCAAACAGGAAAATTTGCAACTAGTGCTAAAGTAGACAATGTAGTAGTAGGACCAAGAGGAGGTTTATATATTGGATATACGTACCCACAACGTCCGTATGGAGTATTTGAACCCGGACATGGTAGAGCGCCTTGGGCAAATCAGTATAGAGACCCAAGACATATAATAGGAAAGAGCATACGAGAGATTGTAGCAGTAAACATGAGAGGCCAAACGGTTTCAGGATTAACAAGGGAATTTGAATAATGCCAGAGCAAACGTCAACAAGATTATATACGACAAGAAGACAAAATATTGTTAACGCTTTGGTAGATGTTATTGAAAGAATTGATGGTACTGGTGAGTACCAAACTGCAGTTGCAGAATGTAGTCCAAGACTTACATTTTGGGACGAAGTTAGAGAGTTTCCAGCAGTTCATCTAAATGCGGGTCGTGAGATTCGTTCATATGATGGTGGTGGATTTAAGTTTCGTTATCTTACTATAACATTAAGATGTTACGTAGAGGATAACGATGACGCAGTAGGAGCATTAGATGCTTTACTTGAAGACCTGGAAACAGTTCTTGAAGCAGAAGATCCTCTTACTTATTATGATAAAAATGGTGTAGCACAAAAAACTGTGCAAACCACAATAATTAGTATAGACACCGATGAAGGTGTTATGGATCCTTTAGGTATCGGCGAGATACTGATGGAGATTCAATACTAGAGAGTAAACAGCTACGATGAATAATAATTTGTCAAGGCTCTTTACAAGAAAAAACGGAGAAAAAAATGGCAGACAAATTTTATTTTAGCCGGGATACCGAGGTCTATTTAATGATGGGCGTGAATGATGCTGGTTCAACAGCAGGAACTTCATGGAAAATACCTGTATTAGATGGATTCAGTTTCTCACAAGGCACAAACACAAGTGAAATTACTCTAGCAGAGATGTCGGACAGTGCTGGTAAAACTAGAAGAAGTAGACAAATGTTTACTGATTCTTACGCACCTGCGGAATGGTCTTTTCAAACTTATATAAGACCCTTTAGATCAGTAGCAGATGCTACTGGTGGATGGGAAAAACATACAACTTTGATTCATCACGCAGTAGAGGAAGCTCTTTGGGCTAACTTTGCATCAGCACCTACATTTACTGCTTCAGCAGACGATTCATCTGTAGCCGTATGGAACAAGGGAGTTGACAACACTACTTCAAGTATGATTGTTGATTTTGTTGATTCAGAAGTTGCAGCTCTAGGAACATTTGATTTGTTCTTTGAGATGGGCGGAGCAGCAGGCGGATCAGGCGTAACCGGACCTACATATTATAGATTAAAAAATGCAGTTGTAAATTCTGCATCTATTGATTTTGATATAGATGGTATTGCTACTATCACATGGTCAGGTTTTGCATCTATAATACAGGATTTAGCATCTTTACCGAGCACAATCACAACTGAGATTACAGAAGCAACTACAGGCACGAGTAACTTTATTAGAAATAGATTAACCCAATTATCAGTAACAAATACCTCTGATACAAGTACGTTCCCAGGATCCAGTGGTGGAAACTATAATGTAGTACTAACAGGTGGAAATGTGACTATGGAAAACAACATAACATATTTAACACCAGAAACGTTAGGAATCGTTAACCAACCACTAGGGCATGTTACAGGAACAAGAAACGTATCAGGTAATTTTACATGTTACTTAAATAGAGAAGCAGGCGGAAGTGCTGACTTATTTGAAGACTTAATCGAAGCCACAGACAAAATTAACAATGGCTTTAATACAGTATTTAAAATAGGCGGAACTACAGCTCCAAAGATACAAATTGATTTACCAAATTGTCACTTTGAAGTACCAAGCCATTCTATTGATGACATTATATCACTAGAAACAAGCTTCCATGCTTTACCAAGTTCAGTAGATCCATCTACTGCAAACAATTTTGAAGCAAAAGTAACTTATACTGGTAGCTAATATTAACAAACGGGGGAGTAACTCTCCCCCACTTTTAACCAGGAATTATTATGACAGAAGAAAAGAAAACAGTATCACTAGCGAGTTTATTAACTCCAAGCAAAACAGTAACTATAGACTACCCGGAGTTTCCAGGAATGACAGTAGATTTATGTTACTTAGCAAGAGAAGAATTGGTCAAACTAAGATCAAGATGTCTATCTCAGAAATTTAACAAGAAAACAAGAGCATTTGAAGAAGTTTTAGATGACGACAAATTTTTAGTCGAATATTGTAAAAGCAGTAATTAAAGGATGGAAAGGACTCAAATATAAGTACCTAGAAAAGATGTTACTTGTAAACTTACAAGGGGTGTTAACAAAGAAGATGAGTTATCATACTCACACGAAGATGCAGAGATACTAATGAAAAATGCATCTGATTTTGACACTTGGGTCACGGAAACAGTAGGTGACTTAGAAAATTTTACGCAGAGCAAGTAAAACTAATACTTGCAAAATTAGATGCGTTTTATAGAGAGGATATGTTACCCTCTCGAAACATACTTAAGAATATGTGAACAAACAGGTGAAGAACCTGATCCAATGAAGATGCCTCCAGATAGGAGTGAGTTTCCAAAAGAAGTTCAGGAAGCATTTTTAGTTCACGATTTTTTACCAGACAATTGGATAGAAGGCGGATATATAGGAAAGAATTATTCCGCTCTAGAATCAATACTAAATATATTTGAAATTGAAGAAAGACAAGTAGTATTAGTATTTCTTAAACATATAGAAGCTAGAAATACTACTAAAATTAACAAAGAGCTTGAACGCAAACGTAAAAGCGCAGAGAAAAAAGGATAATGACAAAGAAGAATCAAATAACTATTGAATTCAGTGATGGAGATACTCTAAAAGATCTTCAGAAGAAAGTCAAAAAAGCCGCAGGTGGTTTTAATGCATTAGCTACGTCTCAAAGAGGCGCCGATCGTGCAGGTAAGGGGACTTACCCGACAATCCTCAAACCAAACTAAAAACTTCTCAAAAATACAACAAGGTATTAGTGGAGGTCTTGTACCTATCTATGCTACCTTGGCTGCTCAAGTATTTGCTGTTACAGCTGCGTTCCAATTCTTATCTAACTCTGTAGACTATAAAAACTTAATTGCAGGGGCAACAATCTTTTGGTGCTGTTACTGGAGTAGCTTTAAAAACATACACCTTAGGTGTACAGGCAGCTACTGAAGGACAGTTAAGATTTTCTGAAGCAGCTCAATCAGTTGCTATTGGTACAGCAGCAGGACTTTCTAGATCTCAGATAGAAGAGATTGGTAAAGCCGCAAAAAACACCTCGCTTGCTCTGGGTAGAGACTTAACAGACTCATTTAATCGTCTTACAAGAGGTATAACAAAAGCGGAACCAGAATTACTAGACGAACTAGGTATCATACTTAGGTTAGACCCTGCTCTTAGAGCATATGCAGACTCAGTGGGTAAGACAAAAGAACAATTAAATCAATTTGAAAAATCACAAGCTATCGCTAATGAAGTGTTAGATCAAGCTGAATCAAAGTTTGGTAAGATCTCAGAAATTATGGATCCTTCTGCTTTTGCTTTACAGCAATTTGCAGTAGCGTTTGATGATTTACTCAATAAATTTAAAGTAGGAATCGGTACAGTTTTACTACCATTATTAGGATTTCTTTCTAATAATGTATATGCTCTTACAGCAGCATTAGGACTTTTTGCACTTCCAATTGTTAAAACAATTTTACCTAATTTTTGAAGCAATGGGAGAAACAGCTAAAGAAAGCATGGAGACAGCTACTCGAGTCTGTAAAGAAAGCGCAAGGCGAATTTGACAGATTAAATTTTAAAGATAATAAGAAAAACAAGAGATTCATCTATGGGATAGCATTAATATGATGCGAAATAAAAAGGGGCAAAAGAATATGTCCTCAATGTATAATCAGATGAATCAAAAACAAATTACCTCCCATAAAAAGATGTTAGCAGCTAAAAAGGGTGACTACTTAAATTATACTCGACAAGAAAGACAAATAATGTTTAAGCATTTAAAACGACAGGAAAGATCTTTAGCAGTAAGTGAAGGTAAAAAGAGAGGGGAGTATGCAAAAACAACAAGCTTCTTTAAATTACAGCAAGCAAGAATGGTTTTAATACAGAAACAAGCAGGTACATTGATGGTAAGAGCTACTAAAGCAACTGCAGGATTAATGACAAAAGCCTTGAGTATAGTAGGTTGCTTGGAATAATAGTTATGATTGGTTCCATAGTTATGGGAATTATAGGGTACTTTAAAAAGGCCAACGAAGCCCAAGATAAGTTAAACGAAAAAATGGCAGACCAGTTAAAAATGCAGAAAGAATTAAACATAGAACTAGAAAGAATGAATGAGGTCAGAGGCAAAGGGTTAGTAAAAGAAGGACTTGATACTTCTATTCAATTTGGTAATATGATATCTTCTGCAGACATGGCGGGTTCTTTAGCTAAGGCTAAGAAATTTAGACAAGAAACAACAAAAAAATATTTAACGATACAGGATCAGGTATCGGAGGTTCATTTGGGTATATTAGATAATGAAGCACTTTCAATGAAAAAGAAAAACATGGCCTACTTAGAAAAACAGGATGAAAGATATAATAAAATGTTGGACCACTCTACCGGAAGGGCAAAAGATAGAATACTTAGACTTCAGAGCTTTAATGATGAAGCAATGAAGCAAAGAGAGAAAGAAATAGACCAGTTATCAGAACTTGGATTTGCTAATAAAGATTTACAGCTAAATTACAAATCAAATATTGAAACTCTAAAACAACTTGAACAAGGTGCAGTAGGGCCTCTAAAAGATACTTATAAAGAGATGAGAATTGAACTTGAAAAGAATGGTTCTTTAAGTGACAATCAAATTAAAAGACTAGGAGAAGAAGAAAGGGCGTATGTAAGTTTAACGGAAAGAGTAAAAAGATACGGAGAAGTTAGTAAAAGTTTCCAACAAGCTTTAGCGGGCATGGCAGGTAAAGGACTGCCTATGCAAAATCAAAGAAAAGCTTTAAATGACATGCTACTAACTCAGGAAGCTCTAATTAAGAAAACAAGGATGGGGTTAAATAATACTCTAGTAGGCCCTCGTACAAAGCAGGGAATGGAAGATAGAGCCAAAGCAGAAATTACTTTAACTGAGGATGAATTACACTTAACAGAACTACAAAAATTTCAAAAACAACTTAATGGAATTGTAACAGCTGAAAAAGCTATTCTATCAACTCAACAAGAGAACGCAAGAACTTTCTTAGAACATGCAAATGCAAGAACAATAGCAGACAAAAAAGCAAAGATAGCAGCTACAGGCATGTTAAAAGTAGATGAAAAACTAGCACGAGCAAAACAAGACCAAGCAAATGCAGAAGCAGCACTTAAAGCACTTCAATTAAAAGGGTAGTAGAACAAGAGATAGCTTTGCAACTCAAGACGCGTTAGATGCTTATCTTGCAGCTGGAGGAGTACTTCAAGAGCAAGTACTAGATGCTGAATACTCAGTAACTCTTGCTAAAGATAAAGTAACAACAGTCACAAAAGAAGTAGGCGTTCAAAAGGTACTTAACGCAGAGCAACAAAAACAATTAGATATAGCAACTTTAAACTTACAACTGAAAAAAGATACTCTTAATGTAAATTCTCAAGCATTAGCTTCACAGATAGGGAATGTTGGATTTAACAGCATGTATAGTGGAACAGGATTTGGAGCTCAAGCAAAGAAAGAACAAGACGTAGAACAGAAAAAATTCCAAATAGAAGAAAAAAGACTTGCTCTTGTAAATCAAAGAGCAGTACTAAAAAAAGCAAGAATACGCTGCGGGGTAGCGACGAACAACTTGCAGAAGAAGCTTCAATTGCAAACAATGAAAAGAAATTAGAGTTACTCAAAGCACAAACAACAGCAGCAGAATTCGCGGCAAGTCATTTAGGTCAATTACAGATGAGCTTTGCAAAAGGTATAGAAGATATGTTTGTAGCAATTGCACAAGGCTCTATGTCAGCGAAAGAAGCATTTAAAGATATGGCATTAATGATGCTAAAACAAATGGCTCAAATAGCCGCACAGCAACTAGCATTGAAAGCTTTAGGATTTATGGGATTCCCAACTCCTATGGCTAATGGTGGAATAATACCTATGGCAACTGGTGGAATCATTCCTAAATACTCACAAGGTGGAATAGCAACAGAACCTACTTATTTAGTAGGAGAAGGAAGACACAATGAAGCTGTTGTACCTTTACCAAATGGAAGAAGCATACCTGTTGATATGAAAGGCGGAAGCGGAACAAACAATGTATCAATTAACGTAAATGTTGATGGAAGCTCTTCAAATGTTGCGGATGGAGAAAAAGGAAAAGCACTTGGTAAAATGATGGAAGCAGCAGTAATGGAAGTAATACAAAGAGAAAAAAGACCTGGAGGAGTATTAGGTAGATAATGGCAACAGCAATATTTCAAAACGATGGAAGTAATATAACAGGTTTTTCTGGTGGCGTAGTTGTAGATAAAGGATTCCAAAGATCAAGCACACCTAAAGTACATACTATAACTTTTGGAGATGGGTATGAACAAAGACTAGCAGATGGTATTAATAATCTAGTTCAAGGAATGAACGTAAGTTTTACTACAAGACCTAAAGCAGAAATTGATGACTTAGTGGCTTTCTTTGAAAGTTTAGGGGGAGTTACAAAATTTAGAATGACTATAGATGATACTAATGGCAACGAAACAGTAAAAGTTGTATGTAAGTCCTGGAATCAAACATGGGCCTATGATAACTTCTATAGTTTATCTTGCTCATTTGAAAGGGTGTATGAAGCATAATGGGAGAAAGAATACCAATAAAAGAAGTTCAAAAACTAGAACAACCTTCCGGGATTGTAGACCTTTATGAAATTGAATTAAATAATAATGCTAAAGCTTATATTACAAAGGCTCCTGATGGCAATCTTCAAAGTATAGAGCTTTATGACTATGATACACATACTCAGAAAAATACCTATATACCTATTCCATTAGAAATAGAAGGAATCGATATAACAACAAAAGGAGTATCAGCCAGACCCGTATTAACGATTGCAAACATTTTAACAGACTTTGAAAATGCAATCTCTCCTCTAACATTTCAAGATTTAATAGGAAAGAAAATATACAGACGAAGAACCTTACAAAAATACTTAGTAGGAGAGGCCTCAGAAACAGCTTCAGGAGTTGCTCCAGTAGAGTTCCCAAGACAGATGTGGGTAGTAGATAGAGTTGAACAAGAAGACTCTTTAACTATTGCTTTTGAACTGACAAGTCCATTTAATACTGAAGGCTTAGTTCTTCCGTACCGTGTAGTTGGACACAATGCTTGTCCTTGGCAATATCAGGGAGCAAGCCCAGAAAAAACAGAAGAAAACAAAAGAGGTGGGTGTACTTGGCATAGTGAGAGTAAGTTTATAGTAAGTGGTACAGCATATCAAGTATATGTAAATTCAGATGATGAGTATGTTGTTAATGGTGATGCAGGATTTACAGCTTGGGCAGGAAGCGGAACTAAAGATAGTTATTATAAAACTACAACCACATTAGGAACTTCCAGTGGAGTTAGAAGATATAAAGCAGATGGTACAATTGATACTGGGGCAGATAACTCTACTATAAACAATTACTGGCAAGCAACAAGAAACACTAGTGTGACTCCACAGGATGATCACTCAGATTGGGCAAGAGTAAGAATACACAATAATTATTCAACTAGTGCTACATATTATGCTTATACTAATGACAAATTAAATGACTATGCGAAACCAACATCAGGCACAGAATTTTTATGGCAAGCAAAGATAACTCATACCAATAATGCACAAGAGTTTGGAAAATATTGGAAAAGAGGTGATCTATGTGGAAAAAGACTTTCTTCATGTCAGTGTAGATATGGATTTAATCCTATAAATCTAGGAACAGCTTCAAGTCGTGGAAAAGCAACTAAAGTTACAACTAGACCCTTACCCTTTGGAGGCTTCCCCGGTGCAAGAAAGTTTAAGTAGACTATTACCTGAAATATATAGTCATATGGCTATCGAAGCTCCAAGAGAAGGATGTGGATTAATTATTGATAAAGAAAATCCAAAATTTATTCCACTAGAAAATATAAGTGGAGAGAAAGACCACTTTACAATAGACCCAAAAGAATACGTTAAGTATTCAATTAAATCAAAAATATTATATGTAGTCCATAGTCACTATGATCAAGATTGTTATCCAAGTGAGCATGACAAAAACAACTGTAAGGCATTAGGTATTCCATACTTAATAGTATCTTACCCAGACAAAAAGGAATTTATTTATGACCCACGTTAAATTATTAGGAGAGTTAGGAGACAACTTTGGTACTGAATGGCAGTGTGCAGGTAACTCCGTGCGTGAGATTTTAAAACTTATTGACTGTCAAGTAGACGGGTTTAAAGAATATATAGCAGAGTGCCATGATAAAAATATTGCATTTACTATACAGAATGGAGAAGATTTTATAGATGCAGACATAGATGAACTCGGATTAAATAACTTAAAAGATACTGTAATTATATCCCCTGTACCAGCAGGGTCAGGAAAAGGTCTTGGAAAATTATTAACAGGACTACTAATGTTAGCGGCAATGTTTTTTATGCCCGGAATGGGAGGAATGTTTTCAGCTAGTGGAGGACTAACAGCTAGTGGAGGTATATCTGCAGCCGGATTTGCAGGAATGGGGGCAGGTGGAACTCTTAGTATAGCAGGCGCAAGTGCTGGAACGGTTACAGGATTAAGTGCATCACAAGCTATGGCTGCCGGATTATCTGTAAGTTTAACAGTACCGGGTGCAATGGTGATGATGTTAGGGGCAAATTTAGCAATAGCAGGTATAACAGAGATGTCAGCTCCAGATGCTGGAGATATGACATCAGATCCTTCCTTTCTTTTTAATGGAGCAGACAACAACTTAGAACAAGGACAACCTGTGCCAGTATTATATGGTACACTAAAAATAGGTGGAACTCCTGTCAGTCAGGGTTTTCAAACTGGACAATTAAAAGGAGCCGCATTAAATTATAGCTCATCTTCAGTTTCAAGTACATATTACGGCGGGTCTAATGGAACAACAACAGGTGGCGGATCAAGAAGACGAACAGGAGCAACGCATCAAAGATAATGGCAAAATATACTAGTAAACCCTTCGGGACAAAAACACAAGGAGATAGATCAACTCCAAATAAAACACAGATTGCAGCTGCTTACGATATTCTTTCCGAAGGAGAGATTGAAGGATTAGCAGATGGATTTGCTTCTGTATACATAAATGATGTTCCAATTATTGACTCCCTTGCAAATGAAATTGTAAAAAACAGGAATCTTGTTTTAAATACTACTGCAAATAATACAACTATATCTAGTTCTGTGTTTGGAACTATAGGTGCATTAAGTAATAATAATGCAACTGGATTAAGCTTAGGTATTCGTTATGTTTTGCTTGAAAAAGCAGGTAAAAAAGGAACGGGTATAGCAAGTGCAACTAAAGATTCCAACACAATAACTACATCTTCTAGTTTTTTCACTTCAAGTCTTTTAGGCGATTTAAGATCAAAACCAATAAAAGGGTATATAACACTAGCAGGAGCAGGAGCAAATGGAACTGATTTAGTAACTGTAGGTACTTTTGTTAGTGCAACAGAAATTACTATAGAAGATTTAGTTGCAACTACTGTAAGTAATGTAGACATATTTACTGACCATGTATCTAAAGTATCAAGTGTTTCTGGTAATAATGCAACTTTAAGTGTTGCTCCAGGAGTTACTTTAACAAATGCAGCAGGGGTATTAACAGGTGCTATTACAACAGATGATAGATTAAAAAACCTATTTAACATTGAAAACTTACAATTTGCATTAAATACAGGAACATTAAACCAACCACCAATTAGTATGAACACTTCTTTTGGACAGGCTTCAATTATCGCTAGTCCAAATATAGAACTCGAACAAAACAATCTTCGTGCAAATATAGATACAACAGGCAACCTAGTAAATGCCTATAATAACGACTTAGATGAACCTTCTCAACTTGAAGGAACCTCTGCTGATACTCTTATGACTTCAGCATTCTTAGAGGTATCAAACCCTTCAGAAATAGATGAAGTACATTTAACTTTTAACTTACCTTCATGTCATGCAATAAAAAGCTCTTCTGGCGCAAAAGGACCTTCTTTTGTAGAGCTACAAATATTCTTTGAGTATTCTACTGATGGAGGGTCTAGCTATACATCAGAACTTGCTTTTGGTCCAAGTAATAATGATATTTTAACAAGATCTAGAGGATTGCATATTTTTGCTAGAAGTATGTCAGATTTACCAAATAATGGATATATTAAACCTTCTAAAGCTCAGTATGCAGCATTTGTAGAAGAGTTTGTAATAAATACTGAAGAGTTTCAACCTTTTGATGATTTTAGAATTCGTATAAGAAGAATAAATGATTTAAATTTTAAAGATGGTAGTTTTCAACATAACAACTCTTGTACATTAACAACTGTAGAAAGCATAATAAAAGATAAACTTACATATCCACATACTGCATACACTTTTACTTCTTTCAATGCAAAAGATTATGAGGGTGCAGTACCTACCCGTGCTTTTGCTTTAAAGGGAGTAAAAATACAAGTCCCTACTAATTACCGTACTAGAGAAGAAACAGGTGGAGCAGCAGCATATACAAGAAATATTACTTCAGGAGCAACAGAAAGTTCATATCAAAACTGGGATGGAAATTTTAGAGGAGATATACAAACTTTTAACCAAGCTTCAATAAATCACGGAAAAGTATTCTGTGATAATCCTGTGTGGATTATGTATGATATGCTTACAAATAATCGTTATGGAATGGGTCAATTTGTAGATAAAACCAATATAGATAAGTATGAACTTTTTAGACTTGCTAAGTATTGTGATGAAGAAATTCCAGATGGAAATGGAGGCACAGAGCCTAGATTCACTTGTAATATTTACTTTTCAGAAGCTGGAGAAGCTACTAATGTATTAAAGCAACTTGCTTCTGTATTTCATGGAATGGGTCTCTGGGCAAATGGAGAGTTTACAGCAACAGCAGACCAGCCAAAACAACCAGTAGCACTATTTTCAAAAGCTAATATTATTGATGGTCAATTTACTTATGAAGGAACAGGCGATAGAGTAAGAACAAATCAAGTAAAAGTAACATGGAATGACCCAGAAGATAATTATAGACAATCTACTGAATATGTAGAAGATTATGAAAGTATTGCAGAAACAGGAAGAATTATAAGGTCAGAGTCTCTTGCTTTTGCGTGTACCTCTAGAGGCCAAGCCCATAGAATGGGTAAATGGAAACTTCTCTCTGAGAAAAATGAAAAAGAAACAGTAAGTTTTGAAACAGGTCAAAATGCAATAGGATTACTCCCAGGACAAGTTATAGCTATTCAAGATGCAGATAGAGACAGAGTTTCATATGCAGGTAGAGTTTCAAATACAGGAACAAGATCAACAACAGTCATTCCTTTAGATAGAACAATTAGTTTACCTGCGTATACTTCTGATTTTCCACCTGAGTTAGTTTTAATGTACCCAAAAGGAGGTGCGTATCTTATAGATGACTTTGCAACTATTGGAGGAGTAGACTACGTAAAAGGAGATTTAGTTACTTCAATTAGTTCCTCAACTGCAGCAGTAAATGAAGAGGCCAACTTAGAGTGGACAGAAGAATTTACAACAGAAATTCAAACAATTACAACTTCAGCAGGCAATGTATCTTCTTTAACAGTTAGTTCTGCTTTTACAAGTGCTCCAGATACTGAAACAATATGGGCATTAAAGTTATACAACACAGATGGAACTCAAAAAGTTGGAACAATAAAAGAATATAAAATTGTTGCAATAAAAGAGGATGAAGGTAAGTTTGGCATTGTAGCAACAGAATATCACAGAGAAAAATTCACAGAAATAGAAAGAGGGTATGCATTGGAGACTAGACCAACAAAAGAGTCTGCGGATCCAGATGATGTAGTTCCCGCACCTAAAAACCTAGTTATTACAGTAGAACCTATGGACTCAAGTGATAGTACGTCATCTACAGATACTTCTGGAGTTATTACAGGTAATAAAGCTACTCTTAGCTGGGATTACCCTTTAAATGCAGATGGAAGTAAATATAAGTTTGCAAATGGCTTTGAAATCGTACATACTTTTAATGGAGATGAAACTACAGAACTTGTCAACAGTGTAAATCAAAGTTTTACAATTGATAATATTTCTGCGGGTGTCTACAATGTAAGGCTAAGAACAAGAACAGCAATAGGATCTGTGTCTCAATTTATTAAGAGAGATATTGAAATAGCAGAATCAGAACTTGTCACTCCAGGTGTTTCTAGAACTGAATTAGTACCTCAAGGGGGAACATCAAGTAGAAATCTTCTAGTAACTGGATCAGTTTTAGAATTTAGTTCAAACAATTATTCTTTTACAAACCCTAATGGTGTTACTTTTACAAACACGTCTACTACTGAAGCTACATATAAACAAGACTTCAGTGGAATGGGAACCGAAGCTTATTTGCTTTTTGACTCTAGTGAAAGTGCTGATAAATTAAAAGCATTAAAAATTATTAATCAGACAGATTCAGTTCCTCCCGTAAGTTATTTTGCAGATATCTCTACATCTACTAATGGATTATCTTCTACTTCAGGAACTATTATTATAGAAAGATTTTCTAACCAAGTAGATGGTACAGGTACTTCATTCACTACAGAATTAAGTGTAGGTAATTTAATACAGATAACAAATGGCTCAAATACCACTCAAGCAACTAGTGGAGCAATCACAGAAAGTAAATCAGTAACACTTTCTGGAACAAATTCAAATATTTCTGTAGGACAAACAGTTACAGGAACAGGTATCAGCGGAGTTACATATGTAGAAGCCATTAATGGAACTGCATTAACTCTAGGAAATAAACAAACTATTGCAAGTGGTACAACTTTAACTTTTTCAGTTTACGAATCGTTTGCTAGAGTAAGATCTATAGAATCTAATACTTTAGTATATTTGGAACAAATAGTACAAAGACCTTTTAGTTCATCTTTAAAAGTACAAGCTTTTATACCTGATTTTACTAATGATGCAATACTCGCTAAGATAAAACTAGCTAGTGGTACATATAGTATAGAAGAATTATACGTATCTGCTGGAGGGGAGAAAGGTGATCAAGGCCCATCCGGACCTAAGGGCGGAATAGGAATAAAAGGTGACACAGGTGTTACAGGCCAGAAAGGTGAGGGTGGATCTACCGGAGATAAAGGGGCTAAAGGTGGCGCGGGTGAAACAGGGCCTAAAGGTGCTGTAGGTTCTAAAGGTGTTACAGGAGGACCAGGTGCTGCCGGTGATAAAGGACTTAAAGGTGCTACAGGGCCACAAGGAATAGTAGGGGACACAGGAGCCAAAGGCGGACCCGGAGATAAAGGACTCAAAGGAAATTTCGGTCCTAAAGGTATCGTAGGTGACGCAGGTGCTACAGGGCCAAAAGGACTCACAGGAGATTTCGGTCCTAAAGGTGCCGTAGGTGACGCAGGTGCTACAGGGCCAAAAGGACTCACGGGAGATTTCGGTCCTAAAGGTACCGTAGGTGACGCAGGTGCTCCAGGTGCTAAAGGTGCTACAGGAGAGTTCGGTCCTAAAGGTATCCGTAGGTGACGCAGGTGCTGCAGGGCCTAAAGGACTCACAGGAGATTTCGGTCCTAAAGGTACTGTAGGTGAGGTAGGACCTAAAGGTGTTATAGGCGGACCAGGTGCCGCAGGACCAAAAGGTGAAGTAGGTGGACCGGGGCCAACAGGAGGACCAGGTGCTACCGGTGATAAAGGACTTAAAGGAATTAAAGGACTTGTAGGTATTCAAGGGGGTACCGGAGTTAAAGGAGAGCCTGGAGATGAAGTCTTTTTAATATACTATGATGGACTAAACAATGATGTATTAAATAGTAATGCTGCTGTAACTACAACAAGTAAACCATTAGCTCCAGACATGGACGGAGGTTCTAGTGCTATAAGTAATTTATTTAGATTAACTCAAAAAGATGGAACAGTTACAGATTGGTATACAGAAGCAGCAGCTTTATCAAATTGGTACTTTGTCGCTTCCGCAGTTACTCCAGCATTTGACCAATCTCCTAGAACAGAATGGACAGTAAGTGAGTATTTACAAGGGGAAAAGGGAGAAACAGGACCGAAAGGTCAACCAGGTACTACAGGCGGCCCAGGTGCTGCAGGTGCTAAAGGTGAAACAGGTGCTACGGGCCCTAAAGGTGTTATAGGACAGGCAGGACCTAAAGGTGCTACAGGCGGACCAGGAGCTACAGGAGATAAAGGTGAAACAGGAGCCGGAGGACCAAAAGGTGCTACAGGCGGACCAGGTGTTATAGGTGAGAAAGGCGGACCAGGAGAAGGAGGAGCTAAAGGTACTACAGGCGGACCAGGTGCTGCAGGTGCCAAAGGTCAACCAGGAGCCGGAGGATCAAAAGGTGCTACAGGCGGACCAGGTGCTACAGGGGATAAAGGCGGACCAGGAGAGGGAGGCCCTAAAGGTGAAACAGGCGTACCAGGTTCCCCCGGAGAGAAAGGTGGACCAGGAGCCGGAGGAGCTAAAGGTAGCTACAGGCGGACCAGGTGCTACAGGAGAGAAAGGTGGACCAGGAGACGGAGGAGCTAAAGGAGCTACAGGCGGACCAGGTGCTACAGGAGACAAAGGTGAGACTAGGAGCTACAGGGCCAAAAGGACTACAAGGTCCTCAAGGACCTAAAGGTGTTACAGGTGGCCCAGGTGCTCCAGGAGACAAAGGTGATATTGGACAAACCGGTATTAAAGGTGTTACAGGTAGTCCGGGAGCAGATGCTCCTTATGTAGTAATTGGTTTTGATACTACAGTTGATACAAATGCAGAAAGAACTACAGCAATTAAAACTTTCTCAGGATTAAGTGTAGTAAAAGTTAACTCTGTATATTGGGATGCTACAACTGGTGTACCACATCAGAACCAAGCTAGTGAAGCTTCTAATCCAACACTTACACCACTTACAGGAACAAATGCTCTTATTTCTGCAGATACTATTGCAGTGCAAGATTTAATATTACCAACAACAGGAGCTACAGTTAGCGGAACTACTATTGGTAATTTTAATAATGACTCTAAAAGATATGCAGAAGTATGTGAAGTAGGCACAGGACCAGGATTTTATCAAGGATTTGTAAGAGCAAAAGGTGGCACAGGACAAGTAAAAACTATTCATTTCTTATTCAGTGATGGAACTGTAAATACTACAGTAACAACTGGAGGAGCAGATACTACGGAGTTAGGTGAAAGTGCAGCAGGTGTAGTTTATAAAACTCCTCTTATACAAAAACTGCCTGGATTAGTATCAGAATCAAGATTAACATCAACCGATGATACAAGCAATATTCCATTAGCATTTAGATATGATGGAACAGGAACAGTAACTTTATATATGTTCGGGCAAGGAGATGGAAATGCTAGACAAGTGAATTTTGTGGAAGGAAGATTTATTAAATTTGGTGTATCAACTCCACTTCCATTTACGTTTACAGATGTGTCAAATGCAACAGCAGGTAGTACACAGACATCAAATACTATAACATTATCAGGAAGTGCTTTTGTATCAGGAACAGCAAGTATATCTCTAGGAACATTCAGTGTAAATGGTGGAGCGCATAGTGGCACATCTAGAACAGTAAACAATGGGGACACAATACAATTACAAGGAGTAGCTTCAAGTACAGGTGGAGGAACTAGAAATCATGTATTTACTGTGAGTGATACATCAGATACATGGACAATAACAACAACAGGAGGCAGTAATCCACCATTTAATCCGCCTACGCCCCCAAACGGCAATATTCCTTAAGGAGAATAATTATGGCAATACATAACTTTACATATACATATACACATAAAGAGCTACGAGCTAGAATTGTAAATAATACTAACGTCATTGACAATGTTCGAGTAGAAATCACAGGTATAGATACTGTAGATAATACAAAAACAGCAACTATTGAACAATGGGTAGCTTTTAAAGTAAATCAAAGAATGAATGGGGATATTAGTGATTTTATTCCTACCAAACAAGTAACAAACGAAAACATACAAAACTGGGTACAGAATATTTATGCATCCGGAACAACAGCAAAAGACGGTCTAGATGCTCTGATGACCTTAACAATTTTTGGTGATGACGAGCTTCAAGCATAACCGATACAGTATATGATTCACATCGGAAATTTAATGCTTGACTTCACCTCAAGATTTTGATATAATTAATGCTATAGGAGTGAAATAATGGCAGCAGGTAAATACGATATAGTTATAGATAAAGGCTCTAGTTTTGCCTTGGATTTAACTGTGCAAGAGAGTGGGAGCGCAAAAGACCTTTCAGACTATTCTGTTAGAGGACAACTACGACCATCAGTTACTTCAAGTACGTTAACTGCTTCTTTTATAGGTCAGGTAACAAACGCAGCCCAAGGAAAAATAAATATATCCTTGACTCCAGCGGTAACGGGGGGAATAACTCCAAGCAAGTACTTCTATGATGTAGAAATTCATACATCTGGAGATTCAGTAGTAACTAGATTACTTCAAGGGACTGCAATAGTTAGTCCAGAAGTAACAAGATAATGGGTAAAGCCACAACAATTCAAGCTACACAAGACGTTGTAGCTCTAACAGTAAATGAAGATACTATTACAGTTAATGTAGAGCCACAAACAACTCAAATAGAAATTAGTTCTGCAGTAGCTTCAGGAGCAAGTACTATTCCATTTTCAGGAACAGGTACTTTAGCAGGTTCAGGTAACATTGCAGACGCACTACAAATACTAGCAGATCAATTTTATGTATCAACAACTCCTCCGGAAGCAGGAGATGCAAATTTAGAAGAAGGTGATTTATTTTATGATACTGATGATAATCAGTTAAAGATCTACCGAGAAACTTCTTCGGGAACTTATAGTTTCGTTCCAATAATGATTGGGAACGATTCATCAGACTCAGACACGGTAGACGCAGGAGGCTTTTAAGTCTCAATATAGGAAAACAAAATGGCACAAACTATTAAAATTAAAAGAAGTATAGGCACCGCGGCACCAGGTTCGTTAACCGCTGGTGAGTTAGCTTATTCAGAAAGTTCTAATAAATTATTTATTGGAGCACCTTCAAATGGTACAGTTACAACAATTGGTGGAGACTTATATGTTAACATGCTTGACCATGCTTTAGGAACACTAACAGCAAGTTCAGCAATAACAACAGACTCAAGCAATAAAGTTGATCAATTCAAAACAGCAAATCTTACAATAGGTGGAAATTCTATTACTGCAGGTAGTGGGAATATTGATCTTGTTGCAGCAGCACATTTAGATATTAATGCAGGTACAATAAACCTTGATACACAAGCAACAGATTTTAAAATTATAGATAATTCTGCTACGGGTATGACAATCTCAACAGCAGAGCATACCTATTTAACTTTTGATTCAACCAATACAGTAGAAAAAATACTAGTAGGCAGAAAACTAGACATAAATGGTTTAGAACTAATACTTGACGCAGACGGTGATACAAGTATTACTGCAGATACAGATGATAGAATAGACTTTAAAGTAGGTGGAGGAGATGAACTTTATTTAAGTACTACTTCATTAAGACCAGCAACAAACGCTGGTATTGGTCTTGGTACTTCTTCACATAAGTATGCAGATCTATTTGTAGATAATCTAAAATTAGACGGCAATACACTAACATCCGAAGATACTAATGGTAATATTAATATTACTCCAAATGGAAATGGTCAAATTGTTCTTGACGGTTTTGCGTTCCCAACAAACGGCTCAGGTTCAAATGGTCAATTCTTAAGACAAGATGGTAGTGGTAATTTAGAATTTGCTACGGTAGTATCAACATTAACACTTTCAGCAGATAGTGGCACAAATGATACTATTAGTACTGGCGAAACTTTAACTTTCAATGGAACAAACCCTATAAATACAACTGTAAGTGATAATGCAATTACTATATCAGTAACAGACGCAAGTACATCAGCAAAAGGTGTCGCATCATTTGCAACAGCAAACTTCTCAGTATCTGCTGGAGCAGTCTCTACTAAGAATATTACTTTAGGTGGTAGTACTTTAACTAATGGATCTACAACAACAGATTTAACAGGATTAAACTCTTTAGGAGTAGACGACTTAACACTTAACGGCTCTACAGTATCCACATCTTCAGGTAATAACAATATTGTATTATCTCCACATGGTACAGGGGTTATAAGAGTTCCATCAGGTTATAAAGACAGATCACAGTTTAACGCAAATAGTTTAGTAACTAAAGAATATGTTGATGCAATCAAACAAAATCTAGATATAAAAGATTCAGTACATTTAGCTTCTACAGCTAACGTAGTGCTTACAGCAGGTTCTTCAGGACTAGAAGCCGGTGATACCATTGATGGTGTATCTCTAACTGCAGGAGACAGAGTTCTTCTCAAAAATCAGACTGATGCAAGTGAAAATGGTATTTATGTAGCAGTAGCTTCAGGTGGAACACCTGCAAGATCAACAGATGCTAATGCAAATGATAAAGTTACTTCTGGTTTATTTATATTTATTGAAGAAGGTTCAACAAATGGCGACCAAGGTTACGTTTTAACAACTAATAGCGCTATTGATTTAGGAAATACTGATCTAGTATTCACACAATTCTCAGGAGCTGGTCAAATAACAGCAGGAAACGGTATAGTTAAGTCCGGTAACACACTATCAGCAGATATTGACAATGTTACTTTAGCTCTTGCTTCTGGTGATTTAAATATTAAAGGAATTACACAAACAAGAAAAGGAGATTTAATACTAGGAGCCACAACAAATGATGCTGGTTATAATAGATTACCAGTTGGAACAGCGGATCAAATATTAACTGTTCAAGGTGGAACATTAGCATACACAAGTGTAATAGACGGCGGAACATTTAGTTAATAAATAAATACCTGAGTATATACTCAACAATAAGGTTACATAGATATGGCACAAACAATCAAATTAAAACGCTCAGCGCAACAAGGAAACGCGCCTGAGACAACAGATTTAGCACTCGGTGAAGTTGCTATCAATACCTACGACGGTAAAGTTTTTATCAAGAAAGATGATGGAACTGAAGCAATAGTAGAATTAGGTCAAACAGGTCCAAAAGGCTCCACAGGAGCAGGCGGAGCTACAGGTCAAAAAGGAGCTACAGGTGCTGCAAGTACAGTAGCAGGTCCAACAGGTCCAACAGGTCCAACAGGTACTGCAGGAGCAAAAGGAGCTACAGGTACTGCAGGAGCTAAAGGAGCTACAGGTGCTGGAGGTAGTACAGGTTCAAAAGGTGCTACAGGTGCTAAAGGAGTTACAGGAGCCACAGGAGCAGACAGTACAGTAGCAGGTCCAACAGGTCCAACAGGTCCAACAGGTCCAACAGGAGCTAAAGGTGAAGTAGGTCTTACAGGTCCAACAGGTGGTACTGGAGGTACTGGAGGTACAGGTCCAAAAGGTCAAAAAGGGGAAATAGGTGCTACAGGCGGTGCGGGAGCAAAAGGAGCTACAGGTACTGCAGGAGCTAAAGGAGCTACAGGAGCCAAAGGCGAAGTAGGAGTTACGGGTGCTTCAGGTTCTAAGGGACAGAAAGGTCAACAAGCTGGAATTACAGCTATAGCTAATTTTGCAGATAACAGAGTTTTAACTGCATCTTCCGGAACAGCTATCAATGCCGAATCAGGCTTAACATTCAATGGATCTAATTTAGGTATCGGAACAACTTCGCCAACTGAAAAACTTCATGTTGAAGGTAATATAGAGTTTATAAACAACGGTTATATTGGAAGTCTTGATGGAAGTTATTGGCAAAGAATAAGATTTGAAGATGATACTCCTGATACTACTAATGCTTTTAATTTTGAAACTAGGAATGGGTCAGGATCATTTGTAAACCATATGACTATTTTAAATAATGGTAACGTTGGTATCGGAGCAAGTTCACCAACTGAAAAGCTACATATAGCATTTGCTGATACAGATACTGCATATTCAGGGGGAAACAGCGGTGCTTGGGGAAGTGCAGGACTAAAACTTGAGAATAGTACTGCTTCTGCAAATACACGAGCTCATATACATTTTAGAAATAATGATGCAGATATTCATATAGCAGGCATAAGACAAGCTACAAACGATTCAGATTTAGGATTTTTCTTTGAAGGTTCAGAAAAAGTAAGATTTACAAATGATGGTAACGTTGGAATCGGAGCAACTGATCCTTCTAATAAATTAGAAGTCGATGGAGTTGCAGCTATTTTTGACGGGTTAAGATTAGGAAGTGCAGGTTCTGGAGAAGGAATATTTAGACATAACCCTGGAACGGGTAATCAAGGAATTGGCATTGCTACTGGTTCTTTAAGTCAGGGTGGAATTAAATTATTTGTTGAACATGCAACTGATGGAGGAGGTGTTGGTATTGGAACAACTTCTCCAACTCATAATTTACACGTAAAATCTACAGGAAATACCGAAATAGATGTTGAAAGAGCTAGTGGTGCAAAAATTAATCTTCAAGCTCAATCTGCTGCTGGTTATGTAGGTACAGACTCAAATCACGTATTCGGTCTAAAATCAAATAGTACAGTAAGACTAAAAATTGCTACTAGTGGTGCAATTTCATTTAATGATGCATACACATTCCCAACTACAGACGGAAGCGCAAATCAGCTACTTGGAACAGACGGATCAGGAGCTTTAAGTTTTGTAAACCCAGGAACAGGCCCAAAAGGTCAAAAAGGTGAGATAGGAAATACAGGAGCAGATAGTACAGTAGCAGGTCCAACTGGTGCTAAAGGTGCTACAGGTGCTGGAGGTAATACAGGTACAACAGGAGCAAAAGGAGCTACAGGTTCAACAGGAGCTAAGGGAGAAGTAGGCGTTAAAGGAGTTACCGGAGGTACAGGTCCAACGGGTCCAACGGGTCCTACAGGTGCAAAAGGTGAAGTTGGTAGTACAGGCCCAACAGGTGGTACAGGTGGTACAGGTGGTACAGGTCCAAAAGGACAGAAAGGTCAAACAGGTGGCGGAGGTGCTAAAGGAGCTACAGGAGCAGACAGTACAGTAGCAGGTCCAACAGGTCCAACAGGTCCAACAGGTGCAAAAGGTGAAGTTGGAGTTACAGGAGCAAAAGGACAAAAAGGTCAAATAGGAGTTACAGGTGGAACAGGTCCAAAAGGAGCTACAGGTAGCGGAGGAGCAACAGGTTCAAAAGGAGCTACTGGTGGAACAGGCCTCACAGGTCCAACAGGTCTAACAGGCCCAACAGGAGCTAAAGGAGCTACAGGTGCTGGAGGCAGTACAGGTTCAAAAGGTCAAAAAGGTGAGATAGGAAGTACCGGAACAACGGGTACAACAGGAAATACAGGTCCTACTGGTGCAAAAGGTCAAAAAGGAGAAGTAGGAGTTACAGGTACTACAGGAGCAAAAGGAGCTACAGGTACTGCAGGAGCTAAAGGAGCTACAGGAGCCGGGGGTGGTACAGGTGCTAAAGGAGCTACAGGTGTAAAAGGAGCTACAGGTGCACAAGCAGGTATTACTGCAATTGCAAACTTTGCGAATAATCGAGTTTTAACCGCGTCTTCAAGTACTGCAATTAATGGTGAATCGGGTTTAACATTTGATGGCTCTACATTATCTACTACAGGCGCTATAACAGCAGCTTCAGGCGGTAATGTAATTCAATTAGGAACAGATGGTAATATTGAGATTACTAGAACAAGTGGTGGTGCTTATATAGATTTTAAAAATAGCACTAGTGAAGATTTTGATGCAAGACTATCAGCTACCAGTACAGGACATAGTTTCTCAGGTAATATATCACTGGCTGATAACGGACAAGCTCAGTTTGGAGGAGCTAATGATCTAAGACTATTACACAACGGAACTAACTCTGTGATTTCAAACTACACAGGAAATCTTGATTTTAAAAACTTTGCAGATGACTCAGATATAAGATTTTGGTCTGATGATGGTTCAGGAAGCTCTGCTGTATATTTTAGACTAGATGGAAGCCAAGCAACTGCAAGTCAGTTGATTACAAGATGGGGTGATAACAGTCATATAGCACTAGGTGACGATAATGACTTACAGATATATCATAACGCTACAGATTCTTATATTCAAAACAGTACAGGCACTTTATATATCAACAATTTATCAAATGATAAAGATATTTTTATACAGTCAGATGATGGTTCAGGTGGTTTAACAACATATTTATTTGCAGATGGCTCTGAAGGTTCATTAAAGCTCTTTCATTATGGAAGTAAAAAATTAGAAACAACCTCAACAGGGGTAACAGTAACAGGATTACTATCAGCAACAACAAAATCTTTCGATATAGAACATCCTTCCAAAAAAGGAATGAGACTACATCACGGTGTGGTTGAGGGCCCAGAGCATTCCGTATATGTCCGAGGCAAATCGAAAGAAAATATTATATCTTTACCAGACTATTGGGTCAATTTAATACATGAAGATACAATTACAGTACAACTAACGGCTATCGGCAGTGGACAAGATTTATATGTCGAAGAGATAAAGGACAATAAAGTGTTTGTAAATGGAGATAATTATTTCTATTATATACAAGCAGAAAGAAAAGACGTAGAAAGATTCGAGGTGGAATATGAGAGTTAAATTTAAACTAGAGCCAGATAATACAATTACTGTTATGCAAGAAGACCAAGATACAAATATCTCTATTGAAAATGACGGAGTTAATAAAATAATTACAATAGACATGGAAGAATTAGAATCTATAATAGATATACAAACACCGGCGGGAGCAGAAGACTAATGGCAGCACTAACTTCATCACAATCAGGTAACTGGTCAAGTTCAGCAACTTGGGGAGGCTCAACTCCTGCAGACGGCGATACTTTTACAATTACAGCAGGACATACTGTAACAATTGATAGTGGAATAGCAACTCCGACAAATGGTTGGGGAAATATTACTGTTCGTGGAATATTACAAAGTCAACTTAATGCAACAATGACTTTTCGACTAAATGGAGAGTTAAGAGTACGTGGAAGTGGTGGAACTTTTCATGCAAGAGCGGGATTAACAGTACAAGTAAAAGGAGCAGAGGGAGATAACCATGGCATAGTAGTAGATAATGAAGCAGGAGCAGATTTAATTATTGAAGGAAGTGATGGTATGCCTACTACAACAACAACAAGTGCTACTGTAGTAAATGGCGAATATTTACCTGTATCAAGTGCAAGTGACTTTGCTATAGGCGAACAGATAGCAGTATATGATATTACAACTACTTATAGTGGTACAGACTGGGCTTCACCAATTGAAGGATTCCATGATGAAGGATTCTGGATTCATGATATTTCAGGTAGCAATCTTTATGTTAGACACTATGTAAGTCCAGAAGCAACAATTACGAAGACAAGTGGAAATGATGCCGTGTTTGTCGATAATGCTAAAGTCTTTCGCGTCAATCAGCGAGTAATTTTTAACACAGGGTCAGATAGAAACTTTAGAACAATTAGTAACATTAATTATAATAAAAACAAAATAACTTTTAGTGCAGACATAACGAATAAAGCAAATCAAGTAGGAGAAACTATTTATCTCGGCGGACTAGAAAAAGCTCATGTAACTGCTTCTAAAGTAAGAAAAGTTTGTACTTTAACTACAGCAGAAACATCAAGCACTGGCACTACTATTTCTGTTCTCGATTCTAGTATGTTTGTAGTAGGAGACGACATCTATATTGAAAGAGTTTCAGAAGCTGATGGAACTACAGACTATCAAGGATATTGGAGCGCAAGCCATAAACATACTTTACATACTATTAGTGCTATAAGTGGAAATAATATAACAGTAAACGCAGCGGTTGATTACACAGTAAAAACTAATGTAAGAGTAGTTCGTTTAACACGAGATGTTAAGTTTGAGTGTCTTACACCCGGTACAGATTTTGGATTCTTATACGTAGAGCATACAAGTAGCTGGAATAGAGCATGTATTGTTAAAGATGCATACTTTAAGAATTGGGGAAATGGAAACACAAATACTCGAACTGGAGTAGTTTTGAGAGGACTAAATTCTCATGATAGCGGTAATATTGACGTTACACTTACAGAAACAATACCAGATAGAAAAACAGGTACTTGGGTAGAAGGACTTGCGATTCATATTTATCCAGATAATGCACATGAAAGAGACTGGGGTCCTTTATGGTTATATGATTGCAGATCCGCGGCAGCAAGATGCTGTACAGTTTTACATGGAGACGACGGGATTTCAACTTACTATGAGCCGGGGTATAAAGTTTATCATAATATAGTCCATGGTCAAGATAGTTTTGCAATGAGATTAGAGGGTATGGATAATCTTTGGGAAGTAGCTTACAATCATACATCAAGAAATAATTATGGGTATAGACTATACGCACCATATTCTGGTGGAGGTAGAGGCTTTCATTCAAATACAACTGATGCCAATAATTATGGATTAAACTTAGTACATATGTCATGGAATCCTATGGCTATATACAAGTGTAAATTTACTGGGCATAGATATGGACTGAACTCCGAATTTAGTGATGCTGGATTATCTTATTGCGAAGTTAGAAGTCCAAGTGGATTTCCACAGCCATATAATGATGCAACAACAAAAGGCACTGCACAAGATGGACAGTATAGAGGAGGCAATATGTTCCAAGGAGTGGGTCGAGTTTTAACGGTAAATGAGCACAATTTTGAAGTAGATCATGTAAGAAAATATGGTTATCGTTGGGAAGCTTTTTATGATAATGATGAAGGAGCGTGGAGATTTTTTAGAAGATATGATAGTGATGAAAGCCCTGGATATTTAGATACAATTTATGTTCCTGCAAATACTACACTAAGATACTCGGCAAAAGTAAAACTTGATCCAGATTTTAGTGGCACATATCCACGTTTAGGGATTGCAGATATTACGGTATCAAATAGAACTAATGCATTGGCAAGTGGAGAAAGTAGTGGAGACCACAGATTTACAGGTGTAAGATTACAAGCTAATTATACTTCAGCAGCAGAGACTGACTATGAAGAACAACAATTAACATATGGCCCTTATGAATGGCCTTCTACTGTAATGGCGGGAGTTTATAGTACTAATAGAAATGCAGCGGAAGGATTTTGGATTAAAGAACAAATAGCAAGATTAGATGAAAGATATCATAGTACTGCGATGCAAACCAAAAACATAATGCAAACAAATGAAACAGTCAAAAAAGCAGATAGCTTTACAGCAAGAAAAACAAGACTAGGAGGAAGACTCAAATGAGCAATGATTTATTAATAACACCTGGATCAAGGAAGCTTGACTTTAAAGATTCATCAGCAAATATAGACGCTACAATTGAAACCGATGCAAATGGTAATCTAATAATAACAAATGCGGGCGGAGATATTTCTATAGGAGATACTACATCTGATATTTTTGTAGGAGACGGAACAGCAAATGTTGATATAGTATTTGAACAAGCAGGGGAAATAAGGGGGCTAACAGGGGTAACTGTAACTCTTGGACAATCAGATAGTAATATTCGAATGGGTACAGACTTGAATATGAATAGTAATAATATTACTAACTTAGCTGATATGTCACTTTCAGGAACACTTACATTAACTGGATCGATAGACTATACTCCCGACACAGGAACTATTCTGAAAGTAGATAACCAAGCAATTTTACAAAGAATGACTGCAAATGGAGCGCTTACGCTTGGTCATGATGACGCCATCATTATTGCAGCTGGCGATACAAGTGGCGTTCTGAATACAAATATCAGTAATGCAACTGAAACCGTATTTCTAGGAGCAGAGGGTGGTGTAATTATGTATGCCTTCCCAAATAACGATACAACTTGGTCAAATAGAGTTAGCACTGGCTTGGTACAGTAGGTTCAAATAGATAATAATAGTATATATATGGTACAACTGTAAGTTATCAATGCATCAGGTACTTGGGTTGGTCCAAGTACTGGTCTTAAAGGTGAAGTAGGTAGTACAGGTGGAACAGGTTCAAAAGGTCAAAAAGGTGAGATAGGAAATACAGGGGGCGGAGGAGCTAAAGGTGCTACAGGTGCTAAAGGAGCTACTGGTGCCGCAACTAAAGGTCAGAAAGGTGAGCTAGGTCCAACAGGTGGAGTAGGTGGTTCAGGTGGTATAGGCCCAAAAGGTCAGAAAGGTGCTCCAGGTGCTAAAGGTGCTACAGGAGCAGATAGTACAGTAGCAGGTCCAACAGGAGCTAAAGGTCCTACAGGTGCGAATAGTACAGTCGCAGGTCCAAAAGGAGCTACAGGTGCTAAAGGTCCTACAGGTGCTGCAAGTACAGTCGCAGGTCCAAAAGGAGCTACAGGAGCTAAAGGTGCTACAGGTGCTAAAGGTGCTACAGGTGCTGCAAGTACAGTTGCAGGTCCAAAAGGTGCTACAGGTGCTGCAAGTACAGTTGCAGGTCCAAAAGGTCAGAAAGGAGCAGGAGGAGCCGCAGGTGCTAAAGGAGCCACAGGTGGTGCTGGTGCTAAAGGAGCTACAGGAGCCGGAGGAGCTAAAGGAGCTACAGGTGCTAAAGGTAATGAAGCCGGTAATGCAGGATTATTAGATGGCATAGATAGCTCAGCTTTTATAAATAATACACATACACAGCATGCAATAACTAATGCGGGAGTTGGATGGTATACTATTGCTGCGAATGCTGGAAACAGAGCAATGGCTCGATTTGGTATTATGGACGAAAATAGCGGCGATCATCAAGGTGCTATTTTTTATGCTTCGCATCACTATGGCAACAGCTCAGAACTTACCGTTTTACATACTGGTAGATACTCAGGTACACCTTATAGATATATTCGTATAATGGAAGGAGGCACGTATGACGGAGCACTTCTTCAGGTTTATATTGATGATGCTAGTAACACTCTTAAAGTATTTTTATTAGGCGATAATATTCATACCGCAGGTTGGGTGTTAAAAGATTTTATAGCAGGCGCTACTAATCCGGGTACAGTAGGAAATTTTGCTAATTTAACAAATGAAGCAGCAAAAATAGATTTAAACAATATTATTAGTGGGGGAATAGCAACTACTGGAGATATGTATGTAGGTCAAACAACACAGCTAAGAGTTTTAACAACAGCTGATACTTCTTCAGGTCCTAAAGGACAAAAAGGTGAAGTAGGAGCGGGAGGAGCTAAAGGAGCTACCGGTTCTTCTACAAAAGGTCAGAAAGGTGAAGTAGGAGCCGGAGGAGCTAAAGGAGATACAGGAGCCGGAGGAGCTAAAGGAGCTACAGGTGGCGGAGGAGCTAAAGGAGCTACAGGTGCTAAAGGTGCTACAGGTGCTGCAAGTACAGTTGCAGGTCCAAAAGGTGCTACAGGTGCTGCAAGTACAGTTGCAGGTCCAAAAGGTCAGAAAGGAGCAGCAGGTTCAAAAGGTGCAACAGGTGCAACAGGAACTTTCTCAGGTACAAGCACTAGTATGGCAAGTTTCTATAGTAGCATGTCATCACAAGATGACTGGGTAAACTCACCTATATCTATTCGTGAAAGAGGGTTAGCAGGAGCAGGAGATGGCGAAGATAGAGATGGACCTAATTTAAATTTTCACTGGGGTAGTAGGGTTTCAAATTCTTTATGGATGAATGCAAGTAGTGAGTTAGCCTATGGTAGTTATTCTAGTACTGGAATTCCTGCTGCTGATGGTAATTTTAGAGCAGGTGCCTATAAAATAGGCTCAACAACAGTAATAGATGGCAACAAAAACATAACAACACCTAAAATTAACGTGCAGAATGGTAACTATGAAGGTTCAATAGTATTTGGGTCAAACGACTCTTGGCACACTGGTATACGACAACACGATGATGCAGATGCTGAACTTCGCATTTGGGCTAAAAATTCAAATGGTAGAATACATATTGCTACTGGGTATGATGGAGAACCTACAAGTATTTCAAAACCTCAAGATGGCTTTGTTGTTGATCATAATAACGTAGGAATCGGAAACTTTAGTAGTGTTGACCCATTAGCTAAATTACAAGCCTTAGGCCCTGCATCTGCATCAGTACCAGCAGCAGGAGCAGGAGCAGGTGGAGCAGCAATCTTTAGTGCTGACCTTACTACTTATGGAATGTTTGTTGGGTCAATTACTAATGGTAATGGTTATATACAGCAACAAAGAACAAATACTGCAACTTATTATAATTTATTATTACAACCTAATGGCGGCAAAGTTAGAATTGGATCAAGCTCTCAGCCAACTGAAGCACTGCATGTAACAGGTAATATACTTGCAACAGCAAATATAACAGCTTACTCTGATAAAAAGCTAAAAGATGATGTAAAAGTTATTGAGAATGCTATTGAAAAAGTAAAACAAATAAGAGGAGTAACTTTTACTCGTAATGATATAGAAGATAATGAAAGACATACCGGTGTAATAGCTCAAGAAGTCGAAAAAGTCTTGCCTGAAGTTATTGGGTATAATAAAGATGAAGATATCAAAACTGTTTCTTATGGAAGTATGGTAGGACTACTAGTAGAAGCAATAAAAGAGCAACAAGAACAGATAGAAGAGCTTAAAAAGCTAGTGGAGAATAAATAATGGCATTACAAACATCAGGAGCAATATCACTTAACGACATATATGTAGAAGGAAATAGTAGTTTTGCAGGAGGTCAAACAAGTCAAATGAATGACCACTCAATTAGATACTTAGTAGAAGCAACAGGTAGAGATATCCCTAAAGCATCAAATACTGCAATATCATTTTCAGACTTCTATGGTGCAACTAAGTTTGAATTTGGAGGGGCAGATGATTCCTCGGCACCTGGATATGACACGGCAGGTACAGATGATTTTACAAACAGTCAGGATGACGAAAGTGGTGGTCAAGCCTATGCAGGTACTAAAATTGCTTTACAACCCTTGACAAATAATACAATTAATGTTTTCTATAAGGATAATACAGACGGGCCATCTCTAGGTACTAATGGAGCTATTGATGATACTTTGACTATGACTATCAATCCTTATTATGACACTTCAACAAGCTCCGTAAGAAATGCAGACCATGGATTACAATGGAGATGGGCTGTTAGTGGATTAAATGTAACTTTTACTGCAGAGCACTCAAATGAAGCTATTTATTTTGGGTATTATAATGTGAGTAATTTTGTGTCTCAACAAAGTTATGTTGGAACAGGTGGAGACCAAACCAATGCTAGTTTTACCACTGCATGGAGAGACTGGAATCCTATACCAAATATCTTATTGAATTTAAAAGTCTATTGTAAAGCAAATGAAACTAGTACTAGTGGAGTAAGTCAGACTGTAATGAGATTAAATTCAGGTGGATATATAAGAATAGAACTTAGACATACAGACGACGCAACTACCGCAGACCATCATTATATTAGAAAAAACTATATAAGTAGTAGTAATCCAAGATTATCAGCTTCAAGTTTTGATGATGACGGAAGTTAATAATGAGAAAGGTCTTAGTTGACTATTTACAATTATTAAAGTCAAAAAATTTAATAGAACGTTACCCTAATCATACAATTTATATGTGGAGCAACTTTATTTTGAATGAAAGTCCTGATGTAGATATACAATTTGTAGGAGAAGTGACTCCTGAATTAGCTTTAGATCTTTGGGAATTAAAAATAGAATGCTATAAACAATTTCCTATACCTTTAGATATTTGTATATATCCAAATACAAAACTTTTTGAACACATAGATAGATTCAATGAGTGCACAGACGACTCTTATGTTTTTGATGAAGAAATAATAAGATATAAACTTAGAAATTACTCTTATAAAGATCAAAGAGAAGTTGAATACATTGCTCCTTTTCTATATAAAATCAAACAACTATCTGTTAGAAAAGATGGTAAATACAAAACACAAAATTGGCCACAGCCTATATTACTAAAAGACTTATTATGAAAAAACTACTTATACTTGCTACTCCTCGTTCAGGGTCGTCAGCTTTATACAATGCAATTGCAAGCAAATTACTTTGAATATCATTCTTATTTTGAGCCTTGGAGCAGGTGGAATCATGTGCTTCCTTCAAGGAGAACATATAGTAAAGAGCTTAGTACACCATAGAAAGAGAATGGGGACAGATTATAAGTGCGCAATATGACAAAGTTATTTACATTAGTAGACAAGATGTAGATGCAGGATTTAAAAGCTATAATCAAGGTTGTCACACTAAAAACTTTGTAGATAAGTATACTCCCGACTAGATGACGAGTTACCTGAAATTAGCCAGGACTTAGAGCAAAAGTATATGAGATATCACGAGAAGCTTTAGAGGAAGTATTGCTCACAGATAGAATATGGTACTACGAAGACTTGTTCTATGATAAAATATGCTATGAGCTAAAATGATTCGATACCACAAACTTGATATAAGAGCACTGTGATAGATTCTATGACAACTTCTTTAACACCTGAGTACGCCTATGATAACCATAGATGAATTAAAAAATTTAGCAAATACGAGATCCTTATTATCATGGAATAGGATGTATACGACTCACGAGTAGAGTCCTCGAGAATTATATAGCTTCTACTCGAAAAAACTTACACAACCAATATCTAACTATATACATTCACACACATCAACGATGATTTACACTGCGAGAGTGTTTATGGTTCGATATAAAAATACAACTATATGACTATACAATTACAAATGAGTATACAGAGTACTGTATGGAAAAGATAGCATGTAAAGATAATGTACAAAACCTGAAATGTAATGTATGAAATATGTTAATACCACATGTAAAACATGAATTTCGATTGCTTGAAGCAAATATGACTCATAGTCACTCAGGATTACACATAGTAGAGCCTTATTGATGACGTAGTGATTACAAAAGTTACTATGGGAGGAATAGGGTTTTCACCCGACTGCAAAGATAATACGAAATAAGAACGATTCCGTATGTATGTGGGCTTGAGTCAGTAGAGGTACTCCCAGAGAAAACTGGGAGTATAATAAGAGAGATACTTTAAATGAAGCTAGATAGAGATATATGTGGAATTCTTGGATGTATAGTGGGGTATATCTTTATGATTTATCTTCATGCTGAAACGTTTTCGGTACTTTAGCCCACAGATTAATAGCGATTGCCTTTCTTGTGCCTTTCTTTATCATTTGAACACCATGCAACTGACCTGCATCAAATATAACAAGCCGATTATATTTAGGAGCAATTAGTTCATAATCATCAATAATTTCTTCTGTTTTTGTATTCCAAACAATCAAGTTTACCACCTTCAATCTCATCATTCTCTTTACAGGGGTAAAAAATTGTGCCAACAGCAGGAGAGACTACTTCTCCTGTGTCGTGCCATAAGTCTTCGTCTTTATCAAAGTGTCTTTTTAAATGGTAGAAAGTTTCCATCATAGTCTTTAGACTTCTTTGCGATCTCCTGCAGAGTAGTTTCCAACGTCCAATGCTCATACCCGACAAATTCGGGCTTGTCAAAGCGATCCCATATAGCATGTATCAATTCGTGCCGAAGTGCACTGATTGGAGCGTCCTTATCGTACCAGTTATATCCTAACTCCCAAAATTCCTCGCTATTATTAATTTTAGCAAGTAAATCCATATCTGTTATAAAATCATCTACAATAATCAATATACATCTCCTTCTTCTCTAGAACTCCATAGAGTTAAGCTATACTTAGTTCCCTGATTATTAAGTCCTGTACACTCATGTGGGTGAGATACTGAAGCAGGCCATAAAACCATAGAGCCAATATCGTGGTCTAAATTTGTAATATTCTGT